CGTAGCCCGAGACATAGGGGTAGTCGGACGCCGGAGCGGCGTAGGCGGCGGGCGAATAGGTCTTGTAGGGGACCATGATTCCGGGGCCGGAATATTGCGGACCCTGGTTGACCACGTAGATCGGCGACGGCGCGACCACCGTCGGCTGGGCATAGACGACCGAGCGCCCGCCGCAGCCGCATCCGCTCGAACCGTAGGAGATGGCCGGCGCGGCGTAGGTGATCGGCGCCGCATAGGCCGCGGTGCCGCAGCCGCCGCAGCCGCCCGCATAACCCGCATAGACGGACGGCGCAGCATAGCCGAAGGGCTGCGCCGAGGCGCCCCAATCGCAACAGCCGGCAGACGCAATCGAAGTCATGCCGACGGTGAAGAGTGTGGTGATGGCCATGAGGCCGAGGCGGTGCAGAGACATGATACTCCCTTACAGATCAGCCCCGGTGACGAGGCGTGGTGGGGACAGGAACCGCCCTGCCCGGCGAACTTGACGAGCGACGATCCGGCATCCGATGCCGCGTCCGTCCATCGTTGTCGTAGGTGTCGTTGCCGTACTGGCCGTTGCCGTACTGGCCGTTGCCGTACTGGCCGTTGCCGTACTGGCCATTCCTCGGCGCAACGATGACCTGAGGCGGATCGTATGGCGGATATTCCGTCACCGGATTCGGAGCGGATTCGATGCCGTATTCGCGGTGGTAGGTCGGTGCCGGCGGCGGCAAGACGCGGTTGGCCGGCGGCTGGATTTCGTGGCGGCCATAGCCCGGACGGCGCCCGGTTGCCGGATAGTAGCCGCGCCCATAAAGGTAATCGCCGCGCGCATAGTACGGCGCCGGGATCAGCGGCCCATCGACGATGGTCGGCGCGACATGGCCGGGACGTTCAAGACCCCAGTCGCCCTCGACCACGGCACCCGAAACGTCATATCCGTTGAGGATCACCGGAACGTCGGGACGGCCGGGAATGACGATGACCGGCTCGTGCTGGGCGAGCGCGGGCAACGTGCTTCCTGCGACCATCAACGCCGCGTAGACAAAACGCATGGGCAACCCGAATATTTCCAAACACTTTACGGAAATACGGGCGTGAATTCGTTTATTTCGGCCGGATCGCAATGGTGAATTGCGCGGTAACATTAATCATCGGCTACTTTTGCGCGTTGTGCGGGCAGCACGCCGATGCAATCGATTGGCGGGACGGGCGACAAAGGCCGTCCGCTTCTATTTACGGACCATCGCGCCAGATCAGCCGCCGCGCGAGAACATTGCGCAGCGCGGCGGCAAATGCGCAGAGCAGCGCAAAAGCGAGCGCCGCCCCGACAAGTTCGCGGACGTTCGCCGCCGCCGAATGCGGCTCGCGCCATGGCGCGAATAGCTTGAATGCCGCGGCGAGCACCCCGATGGCCGCGCCGTAGGCCGCCGCGCGGACCGTGTTCCAGAGCTGCGGCGGCGAACGATCGTCGGCCGCGCGATAGAACAGCAACGGCATCTATTCAGCGGCCTGCACGCTCTCCGGCCGGTGCATTTCGATGCCGGCGAGATCGGGCAGCACGAGGCACACGATTTCGGTCGGCTCGCGCGCCACGAAACTCGCCTCCTCGCCCTCATCGAGGTGGAGAGCAGTCAGCGGGCGATAGGGTTGATCGTGGACGATGCCGGTTCCGGCCACCACCAGATACACGCTGCGCGCCTCGGCGCGATAGGTTGCGCCCGGCGCAAGCTTCACGAGCGTCGCACCGCATTGCCGCTCAGTGAACGTGCCGAGAAATTTCTGCGACACGCCCGGCATATCGGCGACTGGCAGCCAATCATAATGCGACGGGTCGACCATGATCGGATCGCGATAGCGCGGCTTGGGGTATTCCATGCGCTGGCCGTGCACGTGCTCCCAGATCGCCTGGTAGCCGTCGGTGTTGCGGCGGCCTTCGGCGTCGTCGTTGCGCCGGAAAATGCCGCCCTCGAACGTGCCGAATTTCTTCAGTTCGTTCTGGCCGGCGAACACTTCCTCGCGCGACAGATATCCGCTGCCGCTGGCGCTGCCGAACTGCAGCACCGCGGTGACGGCCTTGCCATCCGAGGACTGCGGGCCATAGGCCGCGCCTTCCGGAAAATAACCGAACGTGCCGGCGCTCATCTTGCCGTTGCGGTCGAAATTCATGGTGCCTTCGACCTGGAAACGGAACTGATCGAAGTTGTGCCGGTGCCGCGGCGAAGCGAAATCGCCCTCGAGCTTACCGACGTTGAACTGGAAGTTGCCGAGCGTACCCGGCGTGCCATTGAGCAGATGCCGGTAATGGAACGTCCCGCCGCGGTGCTGCAGGCCGCGTTTCCATTCCACCTCATCGCCTTGGACAATCTGCATGGCCGTTTTCCCTTTGTTTCGGTCGCGAGCAAGAATGCGTCGCAATCATCTTATTCCGTCTTCGATCGACTGTCAGGCCCTGCAATCCTGCGTCCACTGTGAGACGAATTCGTCTGGCAACCCAACACGTTGACCTCCTGAAATGACATGAGGCGAGTGCCAGGCGCAGCGCCGCCACGCCACTCGCTGCGGGCGAAATGTCGCACGCAGAGGTGGTGCAGCTTTGCTTCAGCCCATGAATGTAGGGCAACGCGGGTGCGACGACGCGTGACGCTGGCTCATAATTCATTCCTCCACTAACATCACCCCGGTCGATCGAGGGGGACGTGGGGAACGGCACGCCCGGTGCGTGTGCCCGGCCGCGCCATGCGTCATGGTGCGCCATCTCCGCCAGTGAGGAGCGTTCATGGAAACGGACATGCTGCATTCGGCATGGCATGCCCTGCTGATCATTCTTGATCCAGTGCGATTGGCGTATCTGTTCGGCGGCGTTTGCATGGGCCTTTCGCTCGGCATCCTGCCCGGCATCGGCGGGATTGCCGGTACCGCCCTGCTGCTGCCCTTCACCTATAACCTCGATCCGCCGACCGCCTTCGCCCTGCTGCTGGGTCTCGGCGCGACGACGACCACCGCCGACCCGATATCGGCGATCCTGTTCGGCGCGCCCGGACACGCGGCGTCCGCGGCGACAACTCTCGACGGCTATCCGATGACCCGGCGCGGCGAGGCCGGCCGGGCGCTCGGCGCCTCCTATATGGCGGCCTTGATCGGCGGATTGTTCGGCGCCGCGCTGATGGCCGTGGCGTTGCCGGTGCTGCGGCCCATCATCCTCTACATCGGTTCGCCGGAACTGCTCGGCGTCGCCGTGTTCGGCATTTCGATGGTGGCCGTGCTGTCGGGCAACTCGCCGCTGCGCGGGCTGACCACCGCCTGCTTCGGCATGATGCTGGCGATGATCGGCACCGATCCGCAGTCCGGCACCCTGCGCTGGACGATGGACAGCCTCTATCTCTGGGACGGCTTGCCGCTGGTGCCGCTGACGCTCGGGATATTTGCGCTGCCCGAACTCTGCGACCTCGCGATCGGCCGCATGGCGATCGTGGCCGAAGGCCAGACCATCGACACCAAGACCGGCATGATGCTTGGCGTGAAGGATTGCATGCGGCATTGGTTCCTGATCCTGCGCTGCTCCTGGATCGGTTCCGCGATGGGCGCGATCCCCGGCATCGGCGCCTCGGTGATCGACTGGATTTCCTATGGCCACGCGCTGCGCACCGAGAAAGGCGCGCAGGAAAGCTTTGGCAAGGGCGACGTGCGCGGCGTCATCGCGGCGGAGAGCGCCACCAATGCGCGCGAAGGCGGCGCGCTCGTCCCCACCGTCGCGTTCGGCGTGCCGTCGAGCGCCGGCATGGCGATCCTGCTCGGCGCCTTCCTCATCCATGGCCTGGTGCCCGGACCAGAGATGCTCACCAAGCATCTCGACATCACCTATTCGATGGTGTGGAGCATCGCCATCGCCAACATTCTCGGCTCGGGCCTGTGCTTCGCGTTCAGCGGCCAGCTCGCGAAGATCGCGACGCTACGCTACACGCTGTTCATGCCGGGCGTGCTGAGCCTGGTTTACATCGGTTCGTTCGAGGCGTCGCGGAACTGGGGCGACCTGTTCTCGCTGATGTTCTTCGGCGTGTTGGGCTGGGCGATGAAGCACTTCAAGTGGCCGCGGCCGCCACTGGTGCTCGGCTTCATCCTCGGCGACGTGCTCGAACGCTACATGTTCATCTCGATCGAGCGTTACGGCGTGTCGTGGATGTTGCGTCCCGTCGTCGTCGTCATGTTCACCATGGCGGGTCTCAGCCTGCTGCGGCCGTTGCTGCAGGACATCCGCATCCATGGCGGCCTCAAGAAGATGGTGTCCGAGTTCGGTCATCCCATCTTCGCGAGCGACAATCTGTTCCCGACGGCGCTGCTGTGCCTGTTCAGCTGGATGCTGTTGCAGTCGTTCCAATGGAGCTTCGCGGCCCGCATCATCCCGACCATCGTCGGCGTGGGGGCACTGCTGTTCTGCACGCTCAGCCTGCTGAACGAAATATTCGGTCTGCACGAACGCGATGGCGGGAAACCAATAATTGGTGCCGACGGCAAGGTGATCGAGCAAAAGATCCACATGGACATTGCATCCAAGACCGCGCATCTGCCCGGCAATGTCATTCTCGCGCGCGGCGGCCTGTTCTTCGGCTGGATGCTCAGCTTCATGGCTGTCATGGCTGTGATCGGGCTCATTCCGACGGTACCGATCTTCATCATCTCCTACATGCGGTTCGAGGGCCGCGAGCCATGGAAGATCGCCATCCCGATGGCCGCCGTCATGGTGCTGCTGATCTACGTCGTGTTCGATCAACTGCTGGCGATTCCGTGGCCGCCGACCTTGGCGGGCATGTACTTCCCGGCGCTGAAGTTCATTCCGAGCGTGTGAACGGCCGACTGCCGGCGCGGCATTTCGCAGGCTTGCTGGCCTGACGGCCGCACGGTATTTTTGCCGATTGGAGCCGCCTGACACAAATGAGGGCGCCATGAAACGCTGGTCGCTACTGGTCGCAATTTTCTTTGCGCTCGCGGGGCTGTTTGCCGCGCCGGCGCGCGCGGACTTTTCCGACGATCAGAAAGCCTGCAACAACGGCGCGACCGATCCGGATGTCGGCATCCCCGCCTGCACGCGTCAGGTCGCCTCAGGCCGTTTCAAGGGCCACGATCTCGCGATCACGTTTTACAATCGCGGCAACTTCTGGAACCGGAAGTCTGATTACGACCACGCCATCGCCGACTACGACCAGGCGCTCCAGCTCGATCCGAACTACGGCTATGCCTACGGCAATCGCGGCCGGGCCTGGTACAACAAGGACAACCTCGACAAGGCGCTTGCCGATCTCAACGACGCGATCCGGATCAATCCGCAAAACGCCATCGAGTACAATTCCCGCGGCAACGTGTGGAAGGATAAAGGCGATCTCGACAAGGCCATGGCCGATTACAATCAGGCCATCCACTTCGATAACAAATTCGCCTCCGCCTACTACAATCGCGGCGCCGCGTGGGGCTCGAAGGGCAATGACGACCGCGCCATGGCCGACTACGATCAGGCCATCAAGCTCGATCCGAACTACGGCTACGCCTACGGCAACCGTGGCCGCATCTGGTACAACAAGAACAACCTCGACAAGGCGCTCGCCGACCTGAACGAGGCGATCCGCATCAACCCGAGGAACTCGGTCGAATACAACTCCCGCGGCAACGTCTGGCGTGACAAGAAGGATCCAGATCGCGCCATCGCCGACTACAATTTGGCGATCCAGTTGGATCCGAAAGACGCGTTCGTTTACAACAATCGGGGCAATGCCTGGACCGACAAGGGCAATTTCGCCGCCGCCATCGCCGACTACGGTCAGGCCATCGCCATCGATCCCGCCTACACCGCCGCGTTCACCAACCGCGGGCTCGCCTACGAGAAAAAGGGCGACACCGACAGCGCGCGCGCCGACTACAATGCGGCGCTTGCCGTCCCGGAGAAATACAGCAACGGCAAATGGGCGCACGACACTGCCACCAAGCATCTGGCGTCGCTGCCGGCCTCGACCGGGCGCGCATCCGCGAGCCGTCAGCCGAGCGGCCCGGTTGCGGTCGTGACGCCGCCGTTCGTACCGCAAGTGCCGCTGCGTCCGGCTGCATCGGGATTTGATCCCGGCCGCCGCGTCGCGCTGGTGATCGGCAACTCGTCCTACTCCGCCGTGCCGCAACTGCCGAACCCGCGCCACGATTCCGAAACCGTCGCCGACGCGTTGCGTCGCCTCGGCTTCAAGACCGTGACTCTATTGACCGATCTCACCCGCGAGAAGCTGATCGACGCGTTGCGAAAATTCGCGCGCGACGCCGAGAACGCGGACTGGGCGCTGGTCTACTACGCGGGCCACGGCATCGAAATGAACGGCACCAATTACCTGATCCCGATCGACGCCAAGCTCGAGATCGACCGCGATGTCGAATTCGAGGCGATCCCGCTCTCCCAGGTGATGAGCGCGGTCGAAGGCGCGAAGAAAATGCGTCTGGTGATGCTCGATGCCTGCCGCGACAATCCCTTCGCCCACCAGATGCGGCGCTCGATCGGGACCAGATCGGTCAGCCGCGGGCTCGCGGCCGTCGAGCCGGAGGCCGGCACCCTCGTCGTCTATGCGGCCAAGGACGGCCAGACCGCGCTCGACGGCGACAGCGGCAACAGCCCATTCGTCTCCGCGCTGGTCAAGGAGATGACGACGCCGGGCCTCGAGATCCGCAAGCTGTTCGACCTCGTGCGCGACGACGTGCTCGACGCCACCCATAACCGGCAGCAGCCCTTCACCTACGGCTCGGTCTCCGGACGCGAGGATTTCTTTTTCGCCAAGTGAACTGTCGCCGTGAATCGTCACGGTGAATCGTCCCGGTGCATCGTCTCGCCGGTTGTCGCCCGCGTGTGGCTCACGACCGACGACGCCGCACCTGAAACACTTATCGCGCCGGGGCTTCGATCGGAGCGCAATTTGTGCGGCCGGACAGGACGCAATCTCCCATCCGGCCGCTGCTGTAAAGTTCGCGCGCCAGCAGCCATCCGACCACGAAAATAATCACGACCACAGCCAGTCCGATCAGCGGGCCGCGCCTGCTGTCGTTGTCTCCATCATCGTCGGCCATGCTGATCCCAGTGTCGCGCGCAACGTCATCGCATTCGGACTATTCTGAACGAAGCCGCATCGACCTAGCAAGTATCGGTGAAACCTCACGGCTCGATATCTGGTCATCAAGATAGAGTATTAACATCGTCCCTTCCGCTGCCATCCTGTTGCTTCTTGAGTTTGCGTTCGGCCTCTTCCGCACACTTTTCCCACGCGTCAGCTATTTCGAGCAGCACTGACCGGTCTTTTGCCGCGGCTCTTTCAGCCAGACGTTTGCACTCCTCCGCATACTCGCGAAACTTTTGGACGTTTTCCATGACACATCCACATTTCAATTGTTCCAGTGTTCCAAATGGCAACCGGTGACGAGATGCGGAGTTCCGCATCAAATCTGGATTGCATCGGGAACCGAATCGCGGGCTTTGCAGTTTGGCTGCGGTAAGCGGGGTTCGGCTGCATGGTTTCCGGGGATCCATCGAAGCGCTACAGACGCTACGCCGCCGAGTGCATCAGGTTGGCGCAACTCTCCCGCGACCAAAAAGAAAAGAACGTGCTGTTGCAGATGGCAGAAACGTGGCAGCGGCTGGCGGATGAAGCCGAAACGAAACAAACCCGCAAAGAATGAAATCCGCTATTGATCAACCTCAACTCCCGCCTTGCGCGGGAGCATTGCTTTGTCGCTGGGAAGCCGGGCGATACAACGGCCGAATTTCCAAATTTCAACGTCGTGGCCGCTCACCACCGAACCCACACATCGGACTGCATGCGCGTCGTCATCGCACTCAACTTGATGTGCTCTCAGATATCGACCGTCGCTACCCAATACGAGGATGCGATAGCTAATCATCTCCGGTTCCCCTCGACGACTGTCCCGAGGGTCCCCACTAGCCGACGATTGCGATGAAAGGGTTGCCCGCGCCGTCGCAATTTTACAGAGCGCAAACGCCGGTGGAATCAGCCGGCCAATTTCAGGCGATCACCTTTTGGTCCGAATCGCGACGCGAAAATGGCGGCATCGAATTCGTCTTCAAAACAGTAACGGACGAAGACCGCGTATTCGTCCTCAACATACATGTCGAATTTCCCGGCGCTGTTTTCCAGGAATTCGAATATCTCGCCCTCTTCCCAAAGCTTGCGTCGTTCGAGCACCACTTGATACGGCAGTTCCTCGTCCAGTTTTTTCAGCCACGCAGTTCTTTTGTCTCTTTTGTCCGAATCCATGGTTGCCTCTCCTCGACTCAGACCGCCGAATGTTCATGTTTCGTTCCCTTAAGTCAAGGGCCGGGATGCGATGACGGTCGAGACGTTTGGCGAGGCATTGTCATGGGCTGCCTCTCGTCATTCTCCAGGCATTGCTGTTTCTCCGGTCTCGCATCATCTGCCTTGATATAACCAGAGGATGCTGGGCCTATCCGCCCGGATCGGGTAATTCAGACTGCACTAACCAATTCACCGTGAATCTTTAGCGAACAAACCTTGTAGAAGTTGGTGCCCAGAGAAAGTTGAGTCATTGATTAGCCGGGTTAGCTCAGCGGTAGAGCAGCGGTTTTGTAAACCGTTGGTCGGGAGTTCAATCCTCTCACCCGGCACCACAACAAAATCAAGGTTTTTGCGATGGCGCAGGCGTTTCTGCCACGTCGCCGAAGGCCGAATCCGCCGAATCCGCCGAATCTAAGCGCGATCTCCCGTATCGCAAAAGAGGTCACAACGGCATCGGTGACGATGTCGTTGACCAGCGGTCACAAAGCAGATCGAGGAGCGGCAGCAAGACCGCGCCGCCATGGCCCGTTCCACCACCGCCCGCTGCGCACGGTGGGTCACAAAATGGGTCACAGGATTTTCGGCCGCCGCCCGGCGTCTCGCGCGAAGCCTTCGACGCGCTGCTCGCGCGGTGCGTCCGCACCCCGCCAGGATCGCTGGCCGCTCGAGCGCGGTTCGAGCGCGCTTGCGATGATGCCGACCCCGAGGATGTCAATCCAGGCGTCACCGACGATCCGCTGCTGGCGGCGCTGCGGAGGGGGCGGCGATGACAGCGCGCGCCATCGAACGCGAGATCGAGGACTTCTGCCGACGCGAAGGCATGTGGGTCGGCGTGCCGACGAGGTTCCCGTTCGGCGTTCCGGCAATCCGGGTCAAGAGCAAGCGCGGCGGCTGGATCAATGTGCAGATCGCTGACCTTGCCGAGCACCTTGCGGTCGCGCTGGCCCACCAGCGAGGGATTGCAGCATGAGCCAGCGCTCCATCATCGAGATCAACCACGACTGCTCGCACCTGATCGACCGGGAGGGCGGGCGCTTTGTCGATCTATTGTTGCGGGCACTCGCGAGCGGGGCAGACCGAAGCTGGGAGGACCTTGAGCGCTTCGGCATTCGCCGTATCGTGCAGTGCCACCATAGCGAGGATCGCAAGGTGGTGGTCGGCGCCGGCGGGCTCCAGCGGGAGTACCCGTTCGCATGACCGTCCAGCACATCACCGGAGACTGTCGCGACAAGCTCCGCACCCTGCCCGCGGGATCCGTGCAGTGCATCGTGACGAGCCCGCCATACTGGGGCCTCCGTGATTATCGGATACCGCCGTCAGTGTGGGGCGGAGATCCCGCGTGCCGGCATCGTTTCGCCAAGGAGCGCACTTCCCTCGAGCTGCGCAAGGGCGCTGGCCTTGCCGTGCTCGGCGCGCAGATGAAGGGCGGTGGCCACAAGCAGGCCGGCATGGCTGGCAAGAAGTTCATCATCGAGCGCGGCTTCTGCCGCTGCGGCGCCTGGCGCGGCTGCTACGGCCTTGAGCCGACCTACCAGCTCTACATCGCGCACACCGTCGAAATCTTCCGCGAGGTTTGGCGCGTGCTGCGCGAGGACGGCACGCTCTGGCTCAACATGGGCGACTGCTATGCGACGCACCGGGCCGGATGGCCGGCAGCGAAGTACAAGGAGGAAGGCTGGGATCATCGTTTCGTCGACAAGCCGTTCGATACCTCGTCGCGCAAGCGCGCGAGCGACGGCAACGGGCGCTCGACGCCCGGCCGCGCGCACGGACGGATCGGCAGCAACGGCGCCTACCACGGCCCCGAGGCGCAGCCGAACCGCGATCCGCAGCCGGGCCTCAAGCCGAAAGACCTGGCCGGGATGCCCTGGCGCGTCGCCTTCGCGCTGCAGGCGGACGGCTGGTGGCTGCGCCGCGACATCATCTGGCACAAGAAAAATCCCATGCCCGAATCGGTCTGCGACCGGCCGACGACCGCGCACGAGTATTTGTTCCAGTTCTCGAAGTCGGGCGACACGCTGCTGTGGCGGCATGATCTGACCCGGCAATGGGTCGAGACCAAGCCCGAGCCCGACTGGCGCTGGCGGCACCGCATCACGCGTGACGTGACCGACGTTCCGCAGGCCGGGGAAGATTGGTTCAAGTTCAATCTGTGGAGCGGCTTCGACTATTACTACGAGTACGAAGCCATCATGGAGCCGTCGTCGCCGGACAGCCACGCGCGCGCTGCCAAAATCAAGTTCCCCGGCGGCTGGGATTTGGGCGAAGGCGCACACGGCACGATCAATCGAAGCGGCCGGACCGAAGCCACCTACGTTGGCATCGGCCACAACGCTCGGCCGACAAAGGGTGTGCCGAACGGCGCCGTCGGTCGGCCGCAGGACGAGCGCTGGAAGCCCGGCGGCCCGAACTCGCGCTTCGCTAAGGACCGCATACCGGACAACCGCAAATCGCACGCCGGCTACGACGGCCCGCGGCCGAAGAACAATGCCAACGCGGATGCGTCGCTGAAGGCGCGCGACCGCAAGCTTGCCGACTATGGCGATGGGCGCGGCCCGCGGCCGAAGCAGAACGAAAGTTTCTTCGACGCCATCGGCTGCGGCGAACTCGTCCCCATGCGCAACAAGCGCTCGGTGTGGTCGATCGCGACCAAGCCGTTCAAGGAAGCGCACTTCGCGACATTTCCGCCTAGCCTGGTCGAGCCGTGCATTCTCGCCGGCTGCCCGAATGGCGGCGTGGTGCTCGATCCGTTCGGTGGCGCGGGCACCGTCGGCTTGGTCGCCGACCAGCTCGGCCGCAACGCCATCCTGATCGAGCTCAATCCCGCCTACGCCAAAATGGCGCAGGCGCGCATCGCGCGCGGGCGCATGGGCCCCGAGGAAAAAAAGCGCGCCACCATCAAGTCGAGCGGCAAGCTCAAGCGCGCGCGCGACCTGCCGCTGTTTCGGAAACGGAAGTCTGTCACGCGTGATGAAGAAAGCGTTCCAGCGCCGCTTTTGCTTCCTGCTTTGCGCTAACCAAATCACGCGAGGTTGACGGCCATGCATCCCATTCCAAATAACGCGCTCGATGACCGGCTCGGCTTCCTCGGAACATCCGGCTCCGGCAAGACCTACAATGCCGGCGGTGCGGTCGAGCGGCTGCTCGAACGCCGCGCCCGCGTCGTCATCATCGATCCGCTCGGCGTATGGTGGGGCCTGCGCCTCACCGCCGATGGCAAGCACCCATCGCCCTACAATGTCGTGATCTTCGGCGGCCCGCGCGGCGATCTGCCGTTGACCGAGCACGCCGGCGCGCTGATCGGCGAGACCGCGGCGATCATCGCGGAAAGCTGCATCATCGACTTGAGCGAGATGCGCGGCCACTCGGCCGAGCGCCGCTTCATGACGGCGTTCCTGGAAACCATCTACCGCAAGGCCGCCGGCGAGCCGTTCCACCTGATCGTCGACGAGGCCGACCTGTTCGCGCCGCAGAAGCCGCAAGGCGGACAGGAGGTCCTGCTCGGCCACATGGAAAACATCGTGCGCCGCGGGCGCGTGCTGGGCTTCATCCCGTGGCTGATCTCGCAGCGCCCGGCGGTGCTGAACAAGAACGTGCTCTCGCAGGTCGATGGCCTGATCGCGTTCAAACTCACCTCGACGCAGGACCGCGATGCGCTCGACGCCTGGATCGAAGGCCAGGCCGACAAGGCCAAGGGCAAGGAGATCAAGGACTCGCTGCCTGTGATGTCGGTCGGGCAAGGCATCGTCTGGCTGCCCGGCCACGGCATCCTCAAGACGGTGCAGTTCCCGCCGAAGGTCACATTCGACAGCTCGCGCACGCCCAAGCGCGGCGAGAAGCAAAAGCGCGCCAAGACCCTCAAGCCGCTCGATGTCGGTGTGCTCAAGGGGCGGCTGGCGAGCGTCGAAGCCGAAGCCAAGGCCAACGACCCGAAGGCGCTGCGCTCGGAAGTGGCGGCGCTCAAGGCCGAGAAGGTGAAGCTCGAAAAGCAGGTCACCACGGCGAGCGAGGCAAAAAAACCGCCCGACAAGGACGCGCTCAAGAAGATCGAGCAGCGCGCCATCGAACAGGCGAAAAAACACTTCGCCCCCCTACTCACTGCTTTGGAGGCGGCCATGAAGTTCATCGTCGAGATCAATGCCAAGGGTTTCTTCAAGGCTGGTGGTGACGCCGTGGACAAGGACGCCGTCGAAAAGGCGATCAAGGAGGCCGCGCAGCAGGTCACCAGGCTTGTGGAAGGTCATCTGTCGCGACACGACAAGCGCCTAGATGCGCTTCGTGTCGAGGCGGAACGACTTGCGGCGCGCATCAAGTCCGCGATCGAGAAATCCGGGGAGGATGTCAACATAGCGGTGAACGTCACCCACAATGAGCCGTTCACTGTTCAACCGGGAAAATCTTCGGCGGCCGTTGTCCCCCGGCCGGCAGTCGCAAGACCGTCTGCCGCGGCGAGCGGGGATGGCACGTATTCCCGTCCGCAGATGAAGGTCTTGCGGGCGCTCGCGATGTGGAAGGCAATCGGCCATGACAGGCCTTCGCGGGAAATGGTGGCGGCAGCCGCCGGCTATAGTCCTTCGTCGGGCGGCTTCAATAATCTTCTCGGCGGTCTCGGCCCCAAGGCCCTCGGCGTCATCGGAATTCCCGCGGCGGGCAATGTATCGCTCGAAATCGACGGCATCGACGTGCCAACAATCGACGAAGGCCGCGACATGCTGCTCGATGTCCTGAGCCGGCCGCAACGCAGGCTCGTCGCCGCGCTCAACGGCGCGGGCGCGATCACGCGTGACCAGCTTGGCGAGGCCACTGGCTATTCGGCCTCAAGCGGCGGCTTCAACAATCTCATCGGCTCGCTCAACACGCTCGGCATCACCTACGTGCCGCAGCAGAGCCATGTCTCGCTATCCGATTGGGCGCAGGAATTGCTTTCGGGCTATACGATGGATGTCGCAGCATAGGCCGCAGCACAATGGCCGAGCCAGCGCTGGGAAGTTGTCGCGCTGCGCGGTCCGGACGAATGAACGATCACGTCTCGATAATGCGGAGCACACAATGATCCAAGCACCGCGATTTACGCTTGAAGATGCTGATCACGCCTATGACGGCTGGGGCGCAAACTGCGGGCCGGGCGCGCTCGCCGCGATCTTGGGCATGACGCTCGACGAGGTACGGCCGCATCTCATTGGCTTCGATCAAAAGCGCTACACCAACCCGACGATGATGTTTGATGCCCTGGAAAGCCTAAAGGCCAAAATTCGGGTTCGCTCAGTTGCGGACAACGTACCCCATTTAGAATGGCCACGGTACGGCTTGGCTCGCATCCAGTGGGAAGGACCGTGGACAGCGCCCGGCGCGAACCCGAAGTGGCGCTATCGACAAACGCATTGGGTCGGAGCCGCACGCCGCAACGGCGAAATCGGCATCTTCGATATCAACTGCATGAACAACGGCACAGGATGGTGCCTGCTCAAAGATTGGTCGGAGACGATCGTGCCGCACTTGACCGCGCTTTATCCTCGCGCCAGCGGCAAGTGGCACCTCACGCATTCGATCGAGGTCACGTCGACAGTCATGGGGAGTTCATGAGTATGAAACGGGACGGACCAGCAGCACGGGCGCGGATCGCATGGAAGGCGTTCGGCAAGGACGTGCGCAGTCTCCGGCTCAATTTGAACGTTGGGCTGCGGGAATTGGCGCGAGGGTTTGGAATGCCGCCAGCAACGTTGAGCCGAGCCGAGCGCGGCAAGCCAGTCGATCCTGCGACATTCATGTTCTTAACCGATTGGTGTGGTCGTGATGCCCGCGAGTATCTTGCACCACTTTACACCAAAGAGCGGTAATTTGGGATGCACGTTGAAGCGGCGTTACTCGCGTCGTTGACATAGGAGAGACCGGAGATGCCAAGGCATACCGTCGAAAGCCTGGTGGAGGAATTGTTCGGCCTTGTTGAGCCGCATCAGGGGTATTTTCACGTCAGCGACGGGGAGACTTTTGATTCAAAGGAAGAGTTGTTTAGGCGCATTCGCGGCCGGTTGGCTCACGGGTTAGAGGCGTGCCGCAGAATGGATGCTTGGCTTAGGAAGCACGACCCGCTAGCGGGCAGCGACATTCACGGTCCCGGTAACGCACGCCGCGGGCCCCCACTGGAACACGCGATTTGCGGAAGCACTGGAGCCGATAATGCCGCAGGAATGCGGTGCATGTGCGGATTACAGCGTGACGCTATTTCCGTCATGGGGCGAGGCCAGACTGACGACGGATCAGCAAAAGCTTTTCCGTTTTTTTGGATATCCGCTTCGCTAAGGAAAAGCGGCGGGCCTCGGCCTTGTCTACGCTAGAAGGCTTATAGGTCACTCCGTCGGTGACCGTCCTCCTAGTTGCCCATCGACTCGTGTTCGATGGGCCAAGGGTGTTCCGACGTATCCCGCCATTTCAAAATATAGAGGATTCATCTTGTTGAATCAATAGCTTACTAAGCCTTTGGCCAGACTCGACTTTTGGATACCTCTCCAAAGTCGAACGCCCCTGGACGGTCGAGGCCGCTCAGCAGATCGTCGATCGCATGAATGAGCGCGAGCGCGAAAAGACGCGTTGACAGCAGTTTTATGCGGGAGAAGCCTGCTATAATACAGGCGCGCATCCAGGAGGCTTGGCCGATGGGACCACCAGACGACTACGGCCATCAACTGTCATCCGAGGATCGCAGGACGATCGGCGTCGGATATATGGCAGGCTTTGCAGCAGCCTTGCTGCTGCTCACGGCGGCCATCGTGTGGCAGTGGCAAACGCCAAAAATGCCCCGCCCGGCGGATGGCCAGGCGGGGCAGGTGCAAATTCCGGGACGCTAGGCGTCGCCAAAACCTATTGTTCGGACGGGATCAGCTTTTCGTCACCGCAGCCGACGACCTCCACCTCGCGCTCCTCGAACAGCGGATCGTCCTCGCCATCGTAGCTGCGCCGCCGCGCCACCCGGCGCACCCGGGCGCGAGGGCTGTGGCGGCGCTGGCGCATGGCATGTCACGCCAGGGGAATGTGCGGCAGGTAGCGATTGACGAACGCGCCGATGATCGTGCCGGCGCCGGCAAACCAGTATTGCCGGTTCTCGACCTTGCGGGTGCGGACTTCGAGATTGGTTGTGCGGTCGTCCTGGGCCTTCATCTGGGTGATAAAGGTCGAAACGCCGCCCTCCAATCGTCCGACGCTGTGTGTCAGGTCATTGATGGACGTCATCAGCGCGGTGAACTGGGTGTCGGTCACAGCCATGTCACCTCTCCTTCGCGTAGTCGCGCTGGACGCCGGCATACCAGCCACGCTGCCCGGCGATGATCCTGTTGGCCTCGATGCGACCTGCGCGCTCGCGCGCGGCAATGGTCAGCAGCGCGTCGCCTTGCTTCGGCTCCGCGACCGCAACCGGCCGCACGAAGCTCGGCTCGTCCGGCAGGCTTCTGGCGATCGGCGGTTTACCGGATTGTGCGCAGGCGCTTAGCAAACAAAGAGCGACGAGAGGTGCACTTTTTGATACGCTGCGCACGATGGAGATTCCGCCGTGTCGAAAATAATTGATCGTTCGGGGCATCGGTTTGGTGACCTCGTTGCTATTCGAGTTGTTGGACGCAACGCCACGGGCGGAGCCGTTTGGCTTTGTAAGTGCGACTGCGGTCGAGAGACAAAAGTTGTGGGCCACCGCCTCGGCATGACGAAATCGTGCGGTCACCGACAAGCTGCGGCCCTTGATAAGGGGCGACGGGAGATCAGGCACGGGCATGCGCGAAAGGGGGCGCAGTCGGCTGAATTTCTCGCTTGGCGGTCAATGCGGGCGAGGTGTCTTCTGCCAACGGCCGCTAATTACAATCGCTACGGAGCACGGGGCATCACTGTTTGCGAGCGGTGGATGGTCTTCGAAAACTTTCTGTCGGATATGGGGAACAAGCCATCACCAAAACACTCGCTTGATCGATTCCCTAACAACGACGGCAACTACGAGCCGGGCAACTGCCGATGGGCAACCCCAGCGGAGCAAACCAGGAACAGGCGCAGTAACCGCCGTGTGTTGGTCCGCGGTGAGGAGATGATCCTCATTGATGCGATCAATCGATTTTGCCCTGATCGCAAGAAAACCGTGCAGTCCAGGCTGCACGCTGGTTGGGATATCGAGCGGGCGCTATTTACTTGATGGACCTCAACCGTTGCAGGCCATCAGTGTCGAGCTTGCAGACAGCAGCAATCGGCTTCTTGCTCAGCGCGTCATTAAGGGCGCTGATTTTCTCTGTATCGGCGGCGTGCGCCTGGTCGAGATCGGCCGCGCGTTTTTCGGCGTCGTCGGCGGCTTGCGTCCTGATCGCGAGATCGCGGGCAATCACGGCATTCTGCGCGCGCACGTCGGCTTCATGGCACGCCGCATTCGCGATCGAGCGGCCGTGAACGTCTGCGTAGACATAGACGGCAAGCGCCACGACGCCGAGGCGGACCCACTGGTTGGAGAGCACGGCGAGAGCGATGCCCCAGCCGCCAGTGGCGATCGAGGCGGCGCCGGGGATGAGGGCGATGAGACCGGCCAGCATGTCAACAATCCTTAATTGCGCCATTGCGCACAAAGAAATGAGCCTCGCAGCCGCCTTTCAGCGCTACGGAGCTTGAGCCGGCGACCAATGTCAGATCGTCAATTCCGGTGCCTTGCATTTCCCAGCGACCAGGCGTCGGGCGAGTGTCTTGCGGGACCGACGGCGACCAACAAATGACGCCGTGCGTACCGATCGCGCCGTTATTGGCGGTGAAACACTTTGGGCACAGGAACTTAATGCCGTCCGCCTCAGCGAGCGTGGCAACACATTGAAAGCGGTGATTGTCTTCGCGCTTTAGAAACTGCGGTTCGAGATCGGAGAGGAGCATGTCAGGCCTCCGCCGATCCGGCGTGCACGCCGGTGCGATGGTCATCAAGCCGCGCCGCTTCGATCTTCTTGATATTGCGCCAGATGAAGAAGCCGCCGATCGCGAAGGCGACGGCAAAGAACGGCGCCGCCGGATGGCCGAGCAGCGGCCCGATCAGGTCGTGCACGCTTTGCCAGATGCCCTTGGCCTGGTTGGCCTTGTCGACCGCGCCCTGTGCGGTGTCGAGCAGGCCGAGACGCTCGGCGCCGGCGCCGGCGCCAAGGAGGCCGCCGAACCACATCTTGAGCTTGCCGATGAGGCCGGCCTGGTCGGAGGCGGCGATGGTGCGCGATCCCGCGGCGCGCAGATCCTTCACGGTCGCCTGGGCGCGCTCCGGCGCGACCTCGCGCGGGGCGGCGGTGTCCATGGCCTCGATCGTCGCCGGGTCGAGCTCGCCGTTGACCGGCAGCCCCTCATGGGCCTGGAATGCGGCCGTGGCGCCCTTGGCGCGGGTGTCCATCTCGTCGGTCGGCATGCCGACCTCGGCGTAGCCGAGCTTGCGCAGCTTCTCCTGCGCCGCCGCAACGACCGGCTTGGGCTGGGCCGCCGGCGCCGATGTCGGCGCCGTGGCCGCCGCCGCGAGCTTGCGGCTCCAGCGCGCCCATGCGGCGCGCAGCTTGACGTCGTACTGGTTGGCGGCATAGCCGGCGCCATTGTACTTGCGTGCCGCCGTCGACCATTCGTGCTTGTTGAGCGCGTCGGCGACGCCGGAATGCTTGAGCTCGCGCACCATGCAGTCGATCTGCGCGGCAACGCCGCCATCGACCATGTGGTCGATCATGGCGATGGCGTTGGCGAAGCCGAGTTCTTCGGCGAGGTTGCCCATGGTCTGCCCGATGCCCCACGAGCACGACCGATCGGCGCATTCCTCGTCGACGCCGCGCGCCCGGGCGATCAGGTCAAGGCGCATCGCGGAGGTGCGCTCGTCCTTGTACTGCGTCGCCTTCGACCAGTGCGGGATGGCGAGGCCCTTGGCGCAGGCAATGGCGAGCTTGGCCTTCGAGCGCTTTGATAATTCGCGGTAGAAGATATGCCGCTCGAACAGGAACGCCGGCGTGCGGCCGTCCTGCTCGAAGGTCTTGCCGCCGGTTTCGACCTCGGCGATGGCAAGCAGCGCCGCCGGCTCGATCGCATTGGCGGTGGCCGCAGCCGTCAGGTCGCGGATCAGGCTTTCGGAAAACATGGATACCCTCTTGTGTTCAGGATCGGTCGCCGTTGACGGCGCGCATCAGGTCTGGCGCCAGCTCGGCAGCGACCAGAACGGCCCGGCATATCTCGCCGCCGTCGCCCATCATGACGATGGCGCGCCGATCCATGAGGCGCACGATGACGACGGTGCGGTATTCAAACTCGGTCGGTGGCGGCTGCGCATTGACCCAGGCGACGGCGCGCGCCGCCTCGATGGGCGAAAGCTGATCGAGCGTGTCGGCATGGCGGTCGTGCACGAACGGCAGCAGCGCCGACAGCAGCGGCACACACACGACTGCGGGCGGCGGCGGCGTCATCGCCCGATCGCTGCGCCGACCACCCGCGCCTGCATGTGCGGATCGTTGGCGATCTGGATATGGCCGTAGCCGGGAGATGGGACGTTGCGGGCGCCGGTGATCTCGCCGCCAAGCACGCCGACGAAATTGGTTGACCGCACCCCGCGCGAGGCCACTGCGCCATTGCGCGGCGGATCGATGCTCACGGCGCGCACGTTGCGCACCCCGCAGGCGCGCGCGGCATCGGCGGCGCGTGTGGCGGCCGGGCCGCCCAGCGAATGGCCGATGAACACGATGGTGTCGTCGCGATGGCGGCAGGCGTCGGCCGCGAACGATCCTTCCTGCGTCCAGCTTCCGATGGTGACGATGGCGCCGCGGGCGCGCAGCCGTGCGCCGAGGCTTGGCATTGCGGCCGGCGCGAACACCCAGCCGAGCAAACCATTCATCAGGTAGGCCCGGGTCGCGGCGTGGGCCTCGCTCGACAACAGCATGATGAGCACGGCGACGAGCGCCGCGCCGAGGCGCGTTCTCATTTTGGGTTGTCCTGTTAGGGGATGGGCGCGCTTAGACGGCGCCGTTCTGCACGTAACAAAACGGCTGGTTGCTGTAGCTCAGGAAGATGATGATGTGCCCGGTCGGATTGCCCCGGTCGAATTTGATCTTGGCCTGCGGGACCGGGATGCGGGTGCCGATGTCGACGTGATGGCGATGCAACGGCTCGTCGGGCCGGTCATCGGTGACGACCGCGATCAGGCTGCCGTCGGGTGCGGTCTCGACCTGGTCGGCCCAGTAGCCGTCGGCCTCCCCGCAGCACGACACTGTCGGATTGTCCGGCTGCATCAGCGTCGCGTACCAGTCCCGCACGATATCGGACTGATTGCTCCACTGCCCGTAATCGCGCGCCGATGCCGGCGCCAACGCGAACAGGCACAGCACCGCCATGGCGATCAGGTGTCGCATTGTCGTCTCCATTGAAGATGATGCCGGGGACTGTTAGCGTCCCGGCTCGATCGAGGTGCCCATGGTCAAGACAGCGCTTGCGGCGTTCTTTGCCGCGCTCGTTTCAACCGGCGCCCTGGCGCAGGACCAGGCCACGGCGTATTGCCGCGGCATCGGCGCGCGGCCGAACAGCGCCGATGACCGCGAATGCCGGCTGCTGGTGGCGCAGTTCTATTCCGGCGATCCGTTCTATGCCGCGCTGGCGCGCGCGCAACTGTGGCGGCTGCAACACCGCATGATCGAGCGGCAGCGCGAGCGCGAGGCGCCACCCGACTTCTCGCAATACGGCACCACCGCCGCTCCTTCCGCGCAACAGCGCCCGGGGACGAGTTGCGTTGTGGTGGGCAACCTTATCGACTGCGATTGATCACATCGCGCCGGCGGGAAGAGCACCGGCCGGAATTGCCGGCAGATGGACCTGCCGGTTGACCTCATTCTTCACCGTCTGGTGGGCTTTTGGCCAATAACGGTTGCGCTCGTCCTTGCTGGCCTGGAGCAGGATTGCCTTCTGGTCCTCGTTCGGCAGCCGCGAGAACAGATAGATGTCGGTCGGAACGACGCCGACGTTTTGCATGTAGCCCGGCTTGAGGCCCAGCGCCTTGCCGCGCTGGTAGGCGTCCTGCAGGGCCTTGCTGTCGTGGTCGCGCTTGGCGATGAGGATGGCGCTGCGCACCGCCATCTTTTCTTCGGTGCCCTGGGCCTGCTCTTCCGGGCGGCTCGTCGGTGCGACATGCTCGCGGTACAGATAGCTGATGCGGTTCTGGATCGGCGACTTCTCGACATAGGCCGGTGCCGGGCCGAAGCCCAGCACGCTCATGCCGACGCCCTTGGCCTTGAGCGCATCGAGATATTGTTCCGGGTGCCGGATTGCTTCGGCGGCGGACGGGAATGGCTTGCCGGACAACTCGGCCGCATGCTTGGCGCCCGACACCGACATCGGGTTGGTCTGGTCGCCGAAGAAGTGCTTCACGCCCTGCCAGACCTGCTGGTAGATCGGCGCGTTCTCGTCCCAGATGTTGTAGCCGTAATAATCGCGGTTGGTGAGGAGCTCGTGGAACGGCTCGAACATGAGCTTGTTCCACAGCATCTCGCCGGCGCCCGAGAGCCAGTTGCCGCCGCGCTCCTGCACGTGCTTGAGCAGCATCGGGACTTCGCGAAGGTAGAACATGGTCGTGTAGCGGCGCGGCGAGCCATCCGGGTTTTCCCCGCCGGCTCTCGGAAACACATAATCGATACCCTCCGGCTGCTTGCCGGTGAAAAGGTTTGTCATTATCCCGGCAATGAGGGCGGCGGTGCCGACATAGGCCAGCACGAACGGGATCTTGTTGGTCGCATCACGCGTGACGGCGCGCCCGGCGCTCGGCTTGAAGGGCGGCAGAAGCCCCGCCGTTCGCGTGCCTGCTTCCAGCGTCGCGCCACCAAACTCGCGCACGAAGCCCAGGTTCCAGCCGAGCGAGAGGAACGAGCCGATCGCCGCGTCCTTCGTGGTCCGGTTCCAGAACAGCGTGCCGTAGCTCATCTCGCCATAGCGGTTGTCGATCGACTTTGCGATTGCGCGCAGCGCGATGCGCCGATTGGTGTCGTCGGCCAAAAGTCCCGGGCGGCGCTTGAGCAGCGATGCCGCCTGATCGAGATAGGCCGCGGCCTTGAGCGCGGGGATCCATTTTTCGAACAGCGGGGCCTGCAGCACCTCGATCGGCCGGCGCATCGCCGCGGACACCGCCTTGCGCCAGTCCGAAGCGCCGGCCTCGCCACGCAGCACCTTGCGCCACGCGACCGCCAATTGACGCCTGGCGGCAATCTTCAATTGCTCGGACAGTTGCGGCACAAATCCGCCGTCCGTCATCAGCGCGACGACCGCCTTGTCCTGTGGCGTTTGCTGCGAGGGCCGCTTTGCCCAAGCCGCGCGGGCCTTGGCGCCCTTGCGGTAGTGGATCATGCCGAGCGTCGGGATCGTGCCGACGCCCTCTGCGGCAGCCTTGAGCGCCGCCGGCAGGTCGTGGCCCTTGGCGAGATCGTCCCATGCGCGCGCGAGCGAGTTTGCCTGGTCGATGTGCAGCACGTGCAGCGGGTGGAACGCCGAGAGCGCGAGCTTGATCGGCACCCAGGCATTCTTCAACGCCATCCATCCGCGGAACATCGAGCCGCCGACATGCTCGGCCTGCCAAAGCCCCTTGGCTTCGACGCCGTTCTGCCACAACTTCTGCACGTCGGGCACGATCACCCATTGCTGGCGATCGGGCGCATTGATGGCGCGCCAGCCGCGGCGCACCAATTGCTCGCCGCCCTGCTTGCCCTCCCAGGCAAGTCCCATGTCCTTGAGCTGGTAGAGCAGCTCCATGCGCTGGCGCATGTCGACGCCCGACAGCAGGCGGTGCACCACAATATCGACGGGGTTCGTGAAGCGAAGCTTGAGGCCCGCAGCCAGGCCTTCGGAAATGTAATCGTAGGTCCGCTTCTTCTGGAACCAGGTCGGCCCGACCTGGGCGCTGCGCGTCTCCGAAAAAGCGCGCCACTCGTCGGGCTGTTCCCAGATGTGCGGGAAATAGTCGTCCACGAATGCTGCGCGCGAACCGTAGCGCTGCTCCTCGGCCCAGTTGGCATCGAGGATGCGCCGGTAGCGCCGCGCCATGTCGGCTTGCGTTGCGTCGGCCGGCGTATTGTTGCTCTCGACATCATCGAGAAAGCGGATGCGCTCGGCGTCGCCGCGCTTGTTCCAGTAATTCCACTGGCTCTCGCTTTGGCGGACGACGGCGTCTTTTTCCTGCGCCTGGCGCGCCTTGTAGCGGGCAAACAGCGGATCGGCCTCGAGCGCGCGGTCGCTGACAAGTTCGGGCTGGAATGCGGAGGTCCAGAAGTCCTTGAACACCTTGATGGTGCGGATCGGGTCGCCCATCGCGCCGAGTGTGTAGTGGCGGCCCTCTTCGGCAAGTCCTGTGCCGGCAAGTTCTGTGCCGGCAAGTTCTGCGTCGCCAAGCCCTACGCCGTGCGCGGCTCGCGCCGCTTGCGCTCGATCATCTGCTCCGCCGACGCGATCATGTCCTGGCGCAGCAACGTGTCCTGCGGCAACTTCCGCAGTTCGTGCAAATGATGCTCCCAGGTCGCCAGCGTGTCGAAGGCTCCCGGCGGATCGATCATCTGGAAGTTCGTCTGGGCCATGAACAGTCCCTCTCGCGGCATGGGCCGCCAATTCAATGTAGGCGCCGAGCCCAAGCTTCTCAATATCGTCGCCGAACGTGCTGTTCGAGCGGTAATCGATGATGCCGGCGCGGTGCAGCGCTACCGCGACGGCGTGCGGCAGCAGCGCGTTGGCGGTATCGCGATCGATTCGCCCCGACAACAACGCCGTGTTGATGATGTCGTAGAGCTTGTTCTGGACCGCCTCGTGGGCGGCGTAGAGGTATTTCGCCGCCGTAACCGGATCGAAGCGGCGCAGCGCTGCGCGTGCTGACGGTGTCAGTTCGGCGCGCGCGACATGGCCGCCATGGCCGTGCGCCCAGACCGCATGCAGGCCGGGCAGTCCGAGAAACCCGATATCGGGGCCGCTCAAGGTGCCATCGCGCGGGTGATTGTGGTGGATGACGATCGCGTTACGCGGATCGCTCGCGATCGCGAAGAGCTTGAGGTCTTGACCGGTGTTGCCAGGACCGCCGCGGGTGTGCGCCACGACCTTGCCGTTCTGGTCGACCGCGACAAGATGTTCCAAGCCGGTAGCGATGCCCTGCCTGAGGACGTGGCGCTGTGCCCAGTCGCCGGCGAGCATGTGCTGGGGGATGGCGATCGGGCCGAGATCGTGCGCCGTGACCTTTGCGGGCTTGGTCTCGCCGGGCTGGAACAGGGCGAAGCCCTGCCCGGTTGCGGCCTGGCGCAGCGCTGGGGCGATGTCCAGGGTGTGGACGGTGTGCCCCGGATATTTGCTTTTATCCTGCTCCAGAACCAACCCGCGACTTAGATCATTTTGGAAATCGGCCGGTACTGTTGGCAATTTCCCTTGCCCGACTTTGCCGCCGTACTTCTTGACCAGCTTGTTCGCGGTCTTGGGCAGGATGTCGTCGTAGAAGCCGCGCATGCCTTCGCCGCCGACCTTGAGGTCGAGGCCCGAGAGCGTCCTTCGGCCTTTGTCGGTGCCATAAAATCCCGAAGGCTTGCCCTCGCCGGCAGCGATGCGCGCCGCAACGTCCTTGCCGACGTGGTCGGGCAAGTCCTTTTCCGGAACGCCTTCTGCAATGCGGGTGTTGTCACTACGGCCCTTGAGACGAGCATCGATCGTGTAGTGTCCGTCCGCGCCCTTGATGTAGTGCAGGTCGTCGATCTGCTTGCTCAGGTCGTAGCGATCCGCCTGCACATCTCCCGGCGTCCATGCAATCTTGTCGTAGCCGTGCTCTGCGGCGTAGCGGATGATCCGCTTCAGCGAGAGTTCGGGCCATGTGGTTTTGAACGGGGCGTCGGGGACGCGGGTTCCTTGTTCGTAGTCCCCATGGATTTTTGCGGAGCGCTGATAATTGTCGACAGCCTCTGCCCGCGCCACGTCTACCGTGTCGCCCCAGCCGGGCCGCTCCGAGCCGTCCGGCAATGCGAACCAGTGCTTGCCATGATCGCCGTCGGTGCGCACAAACTTGAAATCGCTGTCCGTAAACAGTTTTTGCGGCGGCTGCTTGTAGCCCTTTTTCTTCCCCGCCTGGTGCCAGTCGCTCTGCACTTCCTCGATGAACAGCGTTTTCTTGCCGTCGATGGTGCGGTCGTTGAAACGGATGTGGGCGAGGACGTTGGGCTCGTCGAAGTGGGGGGAACGGAAATCTTGATTGGCGGAAGGGGGGCGGTATTCGCGGTCAAACTGCGCGTACCTCTCACGCTCAGCGGGGGACATGGCAGCCAGCGTATCATCAGTGCCGGTCGTGCCGTATTTACGGCGCATCTCCATCTCGAAGTCATGCCACGCATCGACTTGCGCGTTGCGCGACGCTTCTTCACCCGGCAACTTCTCCGGCAGCGTCAGCAGCAGCTCGCGGTAGTTCTCGCCGCCCGGCAGTGTGTACTGCCTGTATTGCGTACCGCCGATGTCGCCACCGATTTCTCGCGCAAGATCGGCAACCGCGCCCTCAAAGGACTCGTGATCGCCAAGCATGGTGCCGCGGACAAACGCGGCGTATCCGGTCAGCTCTCCGTTCTTGTCGTGATAAACATCGATGCCCGTCCCCGTCGACCGGCCAGGCAAGGTCAGTTGCGTGGTCGTCCCGCCTTCATCGTTTTCGACTGGCTCGCCTTGTGTCCAGTCCTCGATGTCTGACGGCGGTTGCGCGTCGCTTTTCTCCACTTCGCGCACTTCGACCTGATGCGCGCGGACGTAATCGTGCACTTCGGCTTTCGTCACCGCGCCCTTGTGCTCGCGTAGCCAGTGCTCAAGGCCGAGCCATTCGATCTCCTCGGGCTTGACGCCCGGCGCATTCCTGATGGTGCCGAGCCAATGGTTCGGCGCCGCCTTGTCCTGCTTGACCGCGGCGACGGCGCGCTCCACTGCGGAGTAGAAGGCTGGCGCATGGCCGAAGGCGTCTTCGCTCTCGGCCAAGGCAAAGCCGTGTCCCGCCGGTCGCGCCTCTATCGTCTCGAACAAGTGGTCATAGGCCGCTCGGATGCCTTGGTCCCGCATCTCGTCGGCGGTTGGATAAGCACCACCGGCCGTGTCGATGTTGGCAAGGTAGTCGTTGGCTGCGCCTTTGTCGGCAAGCCGATCGACAATATATCGTTCAAATGAACGGGCGGCCTTCTCGATGGTCGTGTTCCAGTACGGCTTGGCACGAACCTTGTCGAATTTCGCCGCGCGATCCGCAAAGCCGCCTTTTTGCAGACTGGCCTCGACATTCTTCCACGCTTGATAGACCTCGTGACGAACCGGGCCACCGTCGCGGCGGCGCTCGCTGATGTATCCGCTGGCCTGATCCTGCCGCGCGAAGTAGTTATCGAGCGCGTGCAGCCATTCGTGCGCGAGGGAGCCAGGGCCGCCGCCCTTTGTCAGATTGATGACGACTTGGCCCGGCTCGTAGTGGGCCGATGCCGCATCGCGTCCGCCATGGCCGCGAGCGCCGAAGGCAAGCCCGAGCTCGCCGTTCAACGACAATGCCTGGGGCGGAACGCCGACGACATCGGCAAGGTCCATCAGCGCGTCAAAGGCGCGGTTAAGGTCGGCTTGTCGGCGTTGCCCTTCGACATAATTGCCGAACTGAACCCCGCGGAAGCCGAACGCGCCTGAGAACATTTCCGGGGTGACGTCGCCCTCGCGCAAGGCCTCGCCGCTGCGCGGTCGGTTTTCCGTGCCGCGCATGTTCGGACCCTTGCGCAGTGCGTCGATGGCCGCCTGCAGGTCGTCCCGGTTCTCTTGCAGATATTCTCGCGCAGCCTGCGGTGTTTCAAAGCCGGCCTTCAGCCTTATGACCGTGCTGCGTACCTTAAAACCGAGGAATGCGCCCTTGGTCTCTCGATCGCGATAAATGCCGACATCGGTATATTTGGACCGCTCCCCGGCCCCCTCGGTGGGCTTTTCTGCCAGGTCGTGAGCGATGATCTTTTTCGCCAGCGCAACCGCGTCCTCTGGATTGTCGCGATAGGTATACGGGTTGGCGGGGTCGTTACTAAATGGATCGCGCGCGCTGCGACGGTCTGGTGATTCCAAAAACCAGAACGACTTGGATGGCGAATATCGCTGTCCGTTGAGTATCGAATAGTGACCGGAGTTGACCCGGTAACGCGCGGCCCTTGGCAGATCGGCCGGCGCAATGTCCTCGATCGCTTTCGCCGTCAGCGGCAGAGTTTGCAGTGCGTAGTTTCCACGCGCTGCCTGCTCAAGCTTGGCGACATCGATCTCGCCGTCCAGGAGCTGGCGAGCGAAGGTGCGCAGCGTCTCCACCTGTTCAGCCCACCGTTTCGCCTTCCCGGCGACCCGCGGCCGGTTCGGGATCATGTCGCGCATGATGGCGATGTGCGAAAGCACGCGCGCGTCGACACCGGCGGCGGCCAGCTTTTCGTAGTCTGGCTGCGGAAACGATTTTGACAGCGGCACCGCTGCGACATCGAACTTCTCGCGCAGCGAATCGCGAAAGCCCGCAAATGTTTCCTTGCGTGCGCCGCCGATCTTCTCGCCGAAATCCTCGACCTTGGCGACCTTCTCAGGGGCCGATGTTCTTGTTTCCGATTTGGCGCCGGGCGCGGAATCAGAAGGCCCGGCTGCCCGGGCCTGTGCTGCTTCCGTGTCTGCTGGTTTGTCCGCGGGCTCGGGCGGTTGCGATGTCAAAACGGGTGGCAGCGCCTTGGCGGGCTTTCGCGCCAGGTCGACAAGATCGGTTTGTTTGCTCTCATCGCCGAACAGCCCTTCATCCGCCGGCTTCTGTACTGCCTTCGGCTTCAGGCTTCGGTCGGCGGCTCGCTGGGCGCGCTCGGCGTCTGAGATTTGCTCGGCACCAGGGAGGACGTGCTGCTGTCCTGCGGCTGTTCGCTCTGTGACAGGTTGAGTTCGTTCACCTGATCGCTTTCCGCCTTGGGCGCGTACTTCTCCGCGTCCCGGTCCTGCGCTCGCGCCAGCGCCAGATGCAACCCCGCCAGCTTGTGCGCGCTGTGCCGCTTCTTCAACGGCAGGTTCGGTGCGCTCTGGCGCAGGCTTTTCGCCATGCCTCGGTGGGTGTCGCTCGTCAAGCGCATTGAACACTTCCTCTCCGGCAAGGATACCCTCGACTTTGTCCCGGTGCAATTCATCCGCGATCATGTCCTCATCGCGGGCATATTGCATGATGACCGATTCGAGGGCGTCCAGCGGGTCCTCGCCGCGGTCGAGCATCCGCTCCATAGCGTCAAACCGCAGCGCCTCTGGCACACTATCGAGTGGGATTTTCTGTTCTTTCAGCGCGGCATCGAAGATCGGGCGCTGGGTTTCGATCTCTTGCTTGCGCCGTGCGTTGTCCTGCCGGACGCTGGTGCCTTGGGCGCGAAGTTTTTCTTCCGTGGTCTTGTAGGTCGGCCAAGGCGACCCGCGTCCCTCGTCGCGCATCCTTTGTGCGCGGGCGCGATAGGCCTCCTGATTCGCGATCATGCCGCCAAATGGCTTGCCGCCGCTTACGGCATCTTTGGCAGCCCGGGCAGGCTTGTGTTCAACAGCGGCTTCGGCGCCGCCGCCAGTCCGCCCGTCATCGGCTTCGGCAGTGCGTTCCCCGCCGGCGGTGTCACCCCCAGCGCCGGCCCCTGTCGCGGGATGACCGGTTGCGGCGGCTTGAGGCTCGCGCCCGGTGCCTTCACCGCGAGCGGGCTCTTGGGGCCGAGCAGGTTCTTCAGGCCGTGCAGCTTCAACGCCGCCTTGATCGACAGCTTGCGCGCCCGCGGCAGTCGCCCGATCAGTTGTGGCGCCTGATGCCGCAGCGCCCAGCCCGCGTTCAGACCCGTCGCGGGCTTCCAGTAGCTCGGTTGTTGCTTCATCGCCGATGTCCTTCGCGATCTCGTCGCGGCTCATGTGACCGTCTTCGACCAGCGAGCGCACCACGGCCGTGGTGAAGGCATCATCCGGTGGCGCGCCTTCGTTGGCGTGGATCTCGGCGGCGCGAACTATATCGGCTGGCCGTACGGTGTCCGGGTCGACGCCGGCGGCGCGCAGCGTGTCCTCGATGGCCTGGTGGTGCTCGGGGCCCGCTTCGGGGGCGGCTCCAGCCCGTTCGCCGGAAATTGGAGTAGTCTTGGCGGTGGGTTCCGGCTCCGCCCTTACATTATTAGTAGGCGAGCCATGCGCGGTTCCCGCTTCGGTCCCGGCCGCTTGCATGGCGGGTGCGGTTTCCGGCGGGGTTTCCGGCGGGTTTTCCGCCGCCATCGCCTCGGAGGCCGCAGCCTTGGTGTTGCCGGTCTTGAGCCAGTCCTTGAACTCGCCGACCGGCATCGCCCGCATGCCGCCGATGTGCTGGGGCTTCTTCGAGCTGGTGCCGAGATAGGCCTGGATGGCTTCGGAGGGGCCATCGAACCCGATCATCGCCTTGTGCTGGCGGAACGCGCCGGTCGCCTCGTCCTTCTCGTCGAGCACATAGACGGTCGGACGCTGCGGGTTTGGTCCCATGAAGACGTCGACGTGCATGCCGTCGGCGCCTTCGGTGCCTTTTACATAGCCATAAGGTACCGAGTGGGTGGTCTGCCACGCCTCACCGGTTTCCGGATTGGTACCGCGGCGCACGCCGCCGGCCGGCGCCTCGATCGTGATGTCGAGACCGTTCCAGCGCATGTGGCCGCGTTGGACATTGTTGGCTTCACCTTGCTCCGGTGAGTGATCCTGGTCGGCGACGGATGCGGCGCGCGCGACGTCATCGGCGGTCTTGACCTCGACCGGCGCCTCGCGCGTGCCTTCCTGCGGCGCTTCGGCGCCGGCATGCACGCCGTTCTTCAACGCCTCATCGACCGCGTCGGCCTTCTCATCCGGCTTCATGCCGGCGACGTCGTCCTTGGAGTAGCCGTAGCGGCGCAGCACCTCGTCATCGTCGGCGCGCTGTGAGCCGTAGCCGAACTTGGTGTTGACGTAATCCTTGAGGTCGTCGTCGTTCCACGAGCGGATCGTGTCGCGATCGAATTCCTTGTAGTAGGCCGCGGCCTCCTCGAGCTTGAAGCGCGCGCGCGCGCCCATCTTGGTCTCGAACGGTTGCGGTTTTTCGCCCGGCTGCTGTTGCTGCGCGCCGGATCCCGGCGCTGATCCCGAACCGCCGCCGGTTTGCTGCTGTTGGTCACCGCCCGCCTGATGGTCCCACTCCCCATTCATCGGGTTGTAGTACCAGCGCCCCCCGGCGGCATCGTCGCGATACCACGTGCCATTGAAGCCGCGGCCGCTGGTGCCCCATTGGTAATCGGGATCGTAGGGATCATCGCGGCGTGGCGACCCGGTCGGGCGCGCGCCCGCGCCGGCAGCACCGGCGCCGCCGGGCGATTCACCCGGGCGAGGACCGCCGCCCGAACCCGCTGCCGCGCCAGGCGCTTCGCTTCCCGGCAGTGCGCCCGACACCGCGGCTGCCGGCTGATCCGCTGTGGCGGCCGGCTCGGCGGCATTGCGATTGCCGAATGTCGAAAGCCCGTGCGTGCCGCCACCGACCGCGAGACCGGTGATGTAGCTCGCCAGCATGCGCTTGAAGTCGGGCGTGTAGGCCGCGTTCTTGTCGTAGTAGGCCGCGGCGATCTTCTGGTTGAGGTAGTCCTGCGCCTCGCCGATGCCGGTAAAGACGACACCGTCACGCAGCGCGTGTTCGAGGGTTGCCGCTGCCCAGCCGGCGAGGCCAGGTGCAACCTGCTTGACCGGCGCGAGCACGGAGCCGAGCGGGATCATGCCGAGGCCGCCGCCGACAAGCCCGGAGAGCCCGGCCGCCTTCGCGGCATCGTCGTCGCTCGCGCCCTTTTGCTTGGCGGCGTCGAAAGTTTCCCCCGCAGACGACAGCCCCATGCCGAGTCCGCCCATGGCGAGACCGGTGAGCGGGCCGGCTGCGAGACCGCCAGCGACGTACGGCGCTATGCCGCCGATGCCACCCGCCACCTTGCTGGTGAGCGTTTCCTTCTCGGCTGGCGACAGCGGCGCGGCTGCCTCGCCGAATTGCTTGACCGATCGTCCGGCCCGGTAGAGCGCGTTGTCCTCGATCGGCGTGGCGCCGACGGTTGCGGTGCCGGTGATGTCGCCGCTGTTGGGGTCGACGGTGTCCTGAATATCGGACGGAGCGGTGTTGCCCGATGCTCCGGTGACGGCACGGCCAAGCCGGTCAAGGCCGACGGCTGCGCCCTGCATGATATCGCCGGTCTGCCCGGTGATGCCCTGCACCGCCGATTTTGCCGCGACGCCAGGCAACGACGACCACGGCACATCCTCGGGCTTTGCAGCTTTCGCCGACTGGCCGCCGACCGTCGCGGTGCCGGTGATCGGCGGCTCGTCGCTTGGTGCTTCGCCGTACTGCGAGAAGTCGATGGCCGGCGCCTTGTCGACTTCATCCTGCGTCTTGCCGAACGCGCCGAAATCGGGCTGCGCCTTCTGCGCATCCTGGTGCTGCTGCAGTTGCTGCTGCTGGCGCTTATCGAGTGTCTTGCGGATGAGGCGGTTGAGCACCGCCTGCGGGTCGACGGCATTGTTCTGGACAAGCTCGGGCGCGCGCTCGGTGATGAGATCGTTGACGATGCCTTGCGGGTCGACCGCCCCAAGCGCGTCGGCGAGGCTCATTAGGTTCCGGTCATCGCGAGATAGTCGTCATTGTTGGATGCGGTCGGCGCCGTCGTGGTGGCCGGCGCCGCACTCTGGCCGCCCGGTGGTTTGGTGCGCTGGCGCGCCACGCCATTCTGGTCCTTGAACCACGCGCCCATCGGCACCTGCGTATTGAAGTCGTCGAGCGTCATGCCCTTCGTTTCGAAGGGATTGTCGGCCGCGGTGCCCATGTCCTTGATCTTGTCGGCCTGCTTGGGATCAACGCCGGCGGATTTGTAGAGCCGGCCGCGGTAGGCCTCGACGTTCTTCGACAGCCGGTCGAGATCCTGCTGCTGCTGCTCGGGCGTCGCGCCATTGAGCGCCCAGCGCTTCTGCAGCACGATCTGCTGGCCCTTCTCATATTTCTGGGCTTCGTTCTCGACCGAGATCACCTTGCCGTAGGGTGTGTTCTGCCAGGCGCCCGAGCCGCCCTTGCCGGTCTGGCCAAGCTCCAGGCTTTTTGCGCGTGCTGCGAGATAGTTGCCTTGCGCGGCGCGGTAGGCCGACTTGTCGTCGGCGTCCTGCGCCGACAGCATGTCCTTGAATGCGCCCGACGACTGCGTGAACAGGTCGTTCTTGGCCTGGCGCAACTGCGCCTGCTGCTTGCCCTCCTGATCGAGACCGCCTTCGAGGCCGCCGCCAAAGCCAGCGGCGAATGCCGTGCCGGCCGAGGCGCCCGGCGCCGTCTTGCCGACCGCGCTCATGCCCTTGCCGAGCGCGGCGAGCGAGTTCTGCCATGGATTGGTGTTGGTGAGCCCGAGTGCGCCGGCGAGGTTTCCGGTCGAGGTCGGCGGCGGCGCGCCCATCGCGGATGACGGCGGCGGCGCAACCGGCATCGTGTTCACGCCAAGCGTCGGCCTGGCGTTGGGGGGCAGCGCTGCACCACCGGACGTGATGGCGCCTGCTGGCGTCGGGCCTGACGCAAGGTCTGGCCGCGTTATGGCGCTGTCGGGAGTGGGGCCGGAGGCGAGGTCGGGCGTTGCCGACAATGGCCGCGGCTGTGGCAGGGGAATGTCAGGCAGCGCATTCGGCGGTGCCGGTGGCGGCCCAGGTGGCGGCCCAGATGGCGCCCCAGGCGGCGGCCCAGGTGGCGGAGCTGCTGCCGCGCCCGGCGCCGGCGCAACTGGCGGCGACATCGACGGTGGCGTCAGCGGTGTCGACGACAGCGCGCCGCTTGCACCGGGAATACCGAGCAGCGCGCGCATCGCGTCTGCATCGTCAAAAAGGTCTAAAAACCCCAAGGCCGCCTCCTGTTGTTAAGCGGCGATGCCGAGCTGGCGCGCGAGGCCGGATGTCTCGGGCTTGATCGCGGCGCGCTTGGCGAGCGCCGCGCGCAGCACTTCGTACGGCACGACGGTGCCGGCCTCGTGCGGCACGAACAATTCCGGACCGCGCTCGCCGACGATGGCGGGCTTACCCGGCTCCGGCGTGCCGCCATCGGCGTACATCGGATAGGAGTAACCATTGCCGTACGAACCTGCCCCGGTCGCCGGGCTCATCGTCAGCGGCGCGCCGGAGCCGGTCTGCTGCGACGAACTCAGCATGCCCGGGATCGCCATCAGCGAAGTGCCGCCGGTCATCGGCGCGAGCGCTGCGGCACCGAGCGAGCCGACAATGCCCCAGCCGGAATTGTCGGGCGCAGAGGCGACCTGCGTGCCGTTGGTGGTGCCGTTGGTCGACGTCGTGGTCGGCGCCGCACCCTTGGCGGCGGTGAGATCGGCATTGACGAGCTGCGAGGTCTGGAACGGATACTGCTGCGCCAGCAGCCATTGATTGTAGGCCGCATTCAAGCCGGCCTGGCTCTGCGCAGTCTGCTGGCCGCCGAACGTATTGTTCAAGGTCGCGGCGCCGGTATTGGCGGCAAGAATGGCGTTGGCGCCGGTGAGATTGCGATTGAGCGCGGTCTCGTTGAGGTTGGCGTTGGTGGTCGAGGCATTGAGGCTGTTTGCCACGTCCTGCGCACCAGCGCCGATTGCCGTGTTGAAGGCGGCGTTGTAGGCGTTGCCGACAAGACCCTGCCGCGCGATGTCCTGCTGGTTGGTCAAGTTACCCTTGCCGAGCGCCCAGCTTGTGTCGCCGAACGCACCGGCGCCGGTCGCGCCGGCATCGAAGCCCTTGTTCTGCGTCGCGAACTGCTGGTTCTGCGCCTCGAGCTGCGGCTGCAAGGCCTGCGAGACGTACTGGTTCATGTACGGCGACATCGCCGAGTAGATTGGATTTGCCGACACCGAGGAGGCCGGCGCCGTGGTGTAGTTGAGAAGCGCGCTCGGCACCGCGGAGAGCGCCGGCGAGGTGGCGCCGGCGACGTCGGTGGCAAGGCCAAACGAGGAATTCTGCTGCGGGCTGAAGCTTGCGACCTGCGGGCCGGAGTATGGCGTGAAGCCGTTCGCCTGCAGGCCAGAGGCGAAATTGACGTTGTTTTGCGCCGCCGTCGTCAGCCACGGCGCCGGCGTCGCGGTCGAGGTCGAGGCCGTGCTCGAATTGCTGTTGGTTGTCTTCTGGGTCTCGTTACCGAAGCACATGGGGCGCCTCCTCGCGCGGTTGCGCGCGAACCTGTCGGTTGTTGCTCTTGTTGAAGATCGTCACCGAGCCGCGGGCCTCTGAAATGACGTGCAGCTCGAGGCCGGAGGCAACCGCGATTGCGGTCGCCTCGCGCAGCATCGGCTTCCAGGCCCGCGAGCCCGGCAGCGCGAACGCCCAGCGGTTGGCGAGAAAGGGAAGCTTCGCGTTCCACCAGAACGTCGGCCGGATCAGGCCGATGGTGCCGACGAGGCGCTCCTCGGAAATCGCCATGATCGCCACGCTCTCGCGCGCGACGCGCCAGATTTCCGTGGCGCTGTCCTTGTGGTCGATCGGACCGGGCAATGTCGGCCCGGCGACGACACAGAGGAATTCGTGGATGGCAATGACGTCGGCGTCGGTTTCGGCGTAACGGATACTGATCACGTGGTGCGATTGAGCCCGCCGCGTTGCAGGATCTGCAACAGCGTCGCGAGCACCGCGTTGGTGTTGGCAAGCGTCGGGGAGGCGACCAGGAGCTCAAGCGTCTGCGTCACCGCGGCATCGAACATGATGTTCTGCGCCATCTCGACGATGTCTGCCTCGTGGCTGGCGCGTTCGACTTCGCGCAGCGACGACACCGGGTCGTGCGGATTGAGGGTGACAGGACGCATGCTACCGCCGTGTTGCCGAGGCGCGCGCGAACGCCGCCGGTTTGCCAAGCCGCATGTAGTTGCCGAGGTCGGAACAGGTCAGCGACAGCGAGATGTAGCGGCCGGACACGCGATAATCGGTAATGCCGGCAGCGACGTCCGGGACGTCCTCGGTTTCCGTATCCATCGGCACCGTGTCGGTCAGGCGGTCATACGTCGTGACCGTCATCGCGATGGTGCCGCTCTGCTGGAAGAAGTCGGGGACGATGCCCTCGATGTCGAGGTTCTGCTGCCCTTCCTTGAGGGCGTACGGCGACAGCGACAACGTCCAGGTCAGCGGATTGCCGTTGTCGTCGAAAGTGTCGCCGATCGGGTCGTGGTTATAAAGGAAGCCATCATTGCCCGCCATGATCGGCGAAGTGTCGCCCTGCGTGAAGTGGCCGCCGCTCGCGCGCCCGGCGGTGACGCCGACGCTGGAATAGAAATTGGCAAGCCCGACCGACCAGACCTGGTCGTTGATGTGGAAGATGACGTAATTGGTCGGGTTGACGCTGCCGGTGGTCGGGTAGAAGAACCAGATTTCGTGGTACTTCGGCACATAGATGGCCGAACACTGGAACGCCAGCGTATCGGGCAGCGCGTCGAACACGTATTTGCGGATGTCCTCGACGTTGGGCATCGGCGACACAGCGCCGTTGTAGACATAGAAATTATCCGGCCCCTGCCAGTAGGCGAGGCCGTCGACCGTCACCGCGGCATTGGGCGAGATCAGGCCGCAGTCGCGGCCGGCAAGGCTCGAATTGTAGACGAATTGCGAGCCGGTATATTGGAACAGGTAGGCCGCGCTGTCGCTCCACACCATGGAGATGAAGGGCGCGAGCGCGCGCCCGCCGACAAGCTTCGAGCCTTCCTGCAAGGTTCGCGAAAACGCGGTGTTGGCGGTTGCCGGCGTCCAGGTCGTGGGATCGTTCTGGCTGCAGACATTGACCACCATGGAATCGCACAGGCCGAAGATGAAGCGCTCCGGCGTGACGAACATGGCGCGGAAGTTGGTCGGCGCACCGTCGACCGGATTGCCGCCGAAGGTCGCGACCGCGCGCGGCCATGGCTCGGCCTGGGTCGGATCGAAGAACCACAGCGAGCCGCCGTTGTAGGTCGCAATCGCGACCTGCCCGAAGCGATCGAGCGACCACACGCGCGGTTCATAGAAGATGGTGGACGAGCCGCGTGCCGTGCCCCAGGTCCCGAGCCCCCACGGCCCCGAGCCCCAGCCCTGGCCGAACGAGCCGAGCTCGGTGCCGACCGGGATCTCGTATTCGTAGGCGACCGCGGCACCGCCGCCGGCGCCGCTGCCGCTCGCCGTCGTCGTCGCGGTGACGGTGTAATTGTTGAGGTCGATCACGGTCGCGACGATGAAGGTGCCGTTCATCGTCACGTTGTTGAACGTGGTCGCGCCCGAATAGATCGCGGTGTCGCCGACGTTGAGGCCGTGGGAGACGTGATGCACCTCGACAGAAGCCGAGCCCGACGCGGTGGTGAACGGATTGGTGCCGAGCGTCCCGGTGGCCCGGAACGGCGTGATGTCGGTCAATGTGAAGCTTGAGTCGAAGGCATAGAGCTTGCGATAGGTGCCGCAGGCGACGTAGCCGTTCTGCAGGAAGTCCTGCCAGCACATGGTCGCGCGCGGCGTGCCAGACATCGCGCTCGAGCTGATGCGGATATTGCCGCCGATCTTCTGCGGCCGGCCGTGCACGAAGCGGATCTTGTCGAACGGCAGGATCCAGCGGCCCTCGGCGACGCGGTCGGATTCCGTGACCACGACACCCGGCGGCGGGTTGATCGGGATCGGCACCAGCGCAGACATCGTCAGAACTTGATGATGAAATTGGTGACGCTGGTCGGCTGGGTGTTCTGGTGGGCCTGGTCGGAGCCGGCCGAGGCGGTGCTGCCGCTCAGCGTGCCGCTGGCGCTGCTGTTGGCGCTGATGCCGGTCAGGGCGGTGTTGGTCGCAACGTTGATGACCGATCCGCCGTTGCCGGAGTTGTTGAAGCCGGAAAAGCCGCTCGAGCCGCCGCCGGACGCATAAATGGCAACGGCGTTGTGCTGGTGGCCCGGGTCATTGATGCTGGTGCCGACGGCGATGCCGACGCTCAAGCCGACATTGCTGTGAACGTGCGCGGCCAACTGCGCGGTGACCAGCGTGACGGTCTGCGAGCCGCCCGAGGCATTGAGCGCGATGCCGTTGATGCCGGCGCCCGCTGTCGTCAGGCGGCCGGCTGCCGCGGAGCCGGCGACACCCATGTTGTCACGCCCGGCGAGCGTGCGGCCCTTGCCATCGCCGAGCTGGAACGTGGTCGCGCCATCGCCATTGCCGTAGGGATAGGCGAGGAAGCTCTGCGCCGAGCCCGAGGAGGTCGCGTTGCCGCTGAGCGCCATCGAGGTCGCCGCGATCGAGGTGATGGTCAGCGCGTTGACGCCGGTGCCTTCGAGCACCGCGCCTTCGAGCCCGAGGTTGCGCAGGTCGACGGGGATGCTGGTGATGGTGTTGACGCCGAGCGCCACAGTGCCGGTGAAGGCGGCGCGCAGGGCTGCGAGCAGGTTCGGATATGTCGCGCGTGACACGATCTGGCCGTTGCGCCAGAGAAAGCCCGCCGGCAGCGCGACGCCGTCATAGGGCAGCACGGTTCCGGGCGGGATCAGCGCCACGCCGGCCTGCTGGAGCTGGTTGGGCGCCAGGATATTGACGATGCTCGGTGCGCTCGCGCCGGGCCCGGTGACCTGCAGCACGTCGCTGCCGTTGATCGAGAGCCGGTAGTCCTGGGTGCCGTTGCGGTACCAGCCGGTGCCGGTCTCGTTGACGTTCGAATAGGCCGGCGCAGCGGCGCTGCCGTCCGGCATCTGCACCTGCTGGCTGTTGAACGGCGACACCACGATGGCGTCGGCGCCGTCGCACTGCACCAGTTGCCAGCCTGAATTCTGCGGGATGAGCACGCTCGCGCCAGATGGCGTCTTCATCGTCAGCGTGAAGGCGCCCGACGTTGCGTTGTTGACCCACCACCATTTGGTGAGGTTGGGCACCTTGACGATCTGGTTCGAGCCGAGCGCGCCGTTAAAGATCAGCGCCGCGTAGCGCGCCTGCGATGCCGCTGCCGGCGGCGGCGTGCCGGAGAGGTCGAGCGTGCCGCCGGTGATGCTTGAGGTCAGCGCATTGGCAATCGCGTCCTCGAAAATCTGGAACACGGCGCTGTTGGCGTTGGCGCCCCACGAATTATTATCATTGCCGGTGCCCATCAGCAGGACACCGATCGTGCTGGAGAAGGTGTCTGCGGTCATGGGATTTCCGGATCAAGCTCGAGGCCGCGGTACTGCATGTCGTTCTCGGCGCTGATCTTCTCGATCATCGCGACAAGCCGCGTGAATTGTTTCTGGTATTCCTCGCTGTCCTTCATGAAGTCGGCGGCTGCCGCGACGCAGGCGACGCGCATCAGGTTGGGATAGCGATCGGTCAGGAAATTGCTCTCGTTCGAGGCCGAGAGCAGCGGCAGGCTCTGGTAGTATTGCAGCCGGCACAGCGAGGCCTGGAAGAACGCGGCATCGAAATAAAGCCGCTCGTTCCAGATCCCGAAGTAGACCGGCGAGCCCGCCGTGAGCACGTCGCAGATGTAATTGACCGCAGCGCCGCCGCCGGTGCCCGAGCCGCTCGGCGCGCTGCCAAGGCTCGCGACGTCGATCGTGAAGGTGCTGGCGTCGAGGATTGCGGTAACCGGAAACGTGCCGGCTATGGTGACGCCGTTGAAGGCAGACGCGCCGCTGGTGTTGAACACCGAGTCCTGGGTGAAGCCATGCGCGGTGAGCGCCACCGTGACGGTGTACGAGCCGCTCGCCGTGGTGAACGGATCGGTGCCGAGCGTGCCCGAGGTCTCCGCATAGCTGCGGCTGTTCTGCAGCAGGCCTGAATCCTTGTGGCGGATGAAAGTGTTGAAACTCGACACGAAGATGCGGCCGATCGGATCGAGAAAGCGCGGCGGCAATGGCGTGTAGGAGCCGTTGACCGCCATCGCAAACTGCGTCGCCGTCATCATCTCGCGGCAGCGCATGCGGCCTTCGCCGTAGATCAGCGCCTGCGCCTCATCGACGATCACGGTGGGTTGCAGCTTGGAATAGTTGACCCATGACGCGATCGAGCCCGTCACGGACTTGTCCGCGACGAGGCTGGTGTATGTCATCGCCATGGCTCAACCTCCGCCGCGCGCGGCGCCGCAAACGGCTTACGACTGCGGCAGCAACCGCTTGAACTGCGGGCAGAGCTCGTCTTCGGGGATCAGCTTTTCGTCGCGCACCAGGTCCTCGATCAACGAGCGCATGAACTGGTCGCCGGCCGAATAGTTCTTGTGGTAGCGCTTCTTCGCCGCCATGCGCAGTTGGAACGGCTGGTATCTGACTTCGCCACGCAGAAAGGATTCGAAATTGACATCGTCCTCGGCGCTGCCGCCGCTGCCTTCGACCGGCTCGGCGAGCCCGTCATCCTCGACCGGCGCAAGGCTCGTTGCCGTGGCAAGACGGCTGCGCTTGGCGGCGAGATAGGCGCGCATCGATGTGTTGTAGAGCGGGTGATACTCGATCGGCTTGCCTTCGGGGCCCATGCCGATGAACTTGACGTCCTTGCCGTCGTCGGCGACGAGCTCGCCATTGCTGTCGAACGGCAGCAGCACGGTGTCACGGCCGACCTTGCCGCCCTGCCAGAAATGCACGCGATAAAGCGGATCGTCCGGTGTGCGCTCGCCGCGGCATTCCCCGAATGGCCTGCTGCGATCAAGACGGATCAGGGTTTCACTCATGAAGACTCCACTCTTTTCGGTTTGTGGTGTATGAAAAACATGCGGCCCCCAACGGCGCTTCAACGCCGATGAGGGCCTAACCTCGGTGCACGGAGCTAACCCATGACCAAGGCTGACACAGCCTACATTAGATTCATTGACGCAGGGCGGCGGTTTAACCGCCTTACCGCCATCGAATTTGTCGGCTACGAAGCGACGCCGCGCAGAAAGCCGCTCTGGCGTTTTCGGTGTGACTGCGGGAACGAGTGCATCAGCCGCACCGAGAGCGTCAGAAGCGGGAATACAAAAAGCTGCGGATGTCAAAAGGTCGACAGCACTCGGAGGGTTGGCCATGCCAATTTTGTGCACGGCCAGAGCGACACGAGGATTTACCGAATCTGGCACGCCATGCTGCATCGCTGCAGCAACCCGAAGAATGAAAAATTTGAATACTATGGCGGTCGCGGAATTTCGGTTTGCCGCGAATGGCACTCAATCCACGATTTCAGAGATTGGGCGCTGGCCAATGGTTACGCCAAGAACCTCACGATCGACCGGTATCCCGACAAAGACGGAAACTACGAGCCCCGCAATTGCCGGTGGGTGACGATAGAAGAGCAGCAGACGAACCGCCGCCCGCGCCGCTGGTTGAAACGACCCCCCGTCGCGTGACGAGGGGTCGCATTCGCATTCACCCAAATCAATGATTCGGGATGATCACATGGCGGACCTTGCCAGCAGCACCGACTTCCTCATTCACCGCCGAGGAGCCGGTCAGCGAGTGCTTGAGGTTGTCGACGCTGCCGCCGAAGCCGCCCTCGTCCTGCAGCGAGGTCTCGATGTCCATCGCCAGCTTGACGTTGTCCATCGCAAAGGCGGTCATGATCGACTGGTCCGGACGATCGATCTTCTTGGAGACGATCTCGTTCGAGGGACCGCTGCCGCCGGTGAGCGCGTGGGAGATGAAGCCCTCCGCACCCTTCGCCGGACGGTCCTTGCCGTATTTGGCCATGGTTGGCCTCCTTATTGTTCGAAGCTTTGGTCAGGCCCCTGATAGGCGTACCCATCGGTGCCGGCGACCAGCGGGGGATTGCCCTGCGCTTGCGGGTTGGCCTTCGACAGCAAACTGAAGCCATCGCGCCCGGCATCGCCGGATTCGATGTCGTTCTCGCCGTAGTTCGTGAGCGGACGCGGATCGACCAGTTTGACCGGATCGTTCCGTCGTGCCGTGCCAAAGAAAAAGCCACCGCGCATGACGCAGTTCTCCCTTGCTGGAAAATGAAAACGGAGAGGCGCTCAGGCCTCTCCGCCGTATGCGAGCGGGGCTTAGACCGTTTCCGGCCCGACCCACTGGACCTTGACGCGCGGGATGCCGCCGCCAGCGCCGGAGCCGGCGCCATTCGCCGCCAGCGTCACCACGACGACGAGCCACATGATGCCGCCGTTGGTGTAGGTGCCGGTGAAGGTCTTGGCGACCTCGATGTACTGGAAGTTGGTATCGATCGCCGTGATGGCCATCAGGTTGGCGTTGGCGTTGGTGCCGCCGCCGACGATGCCCTGGGCCGAGACGAGTTGGCCCGTGACAAGGTCCTTGAACGGCTGCTGGCCAGCCGCAAAGATGCGGCAGTGGCTGGAGTCGACACCCTGGACCACGGATGTGATCACCCAGCCGCTCGCCGGGATGCGGCCCGCCGGCACAACCGTGCCATAGGAGCCGCCGGCGATGCCCTTCGACGTCAGCGGTCCGCCGTCGAGGACGACGTGACCGGCGAAGTCGCTGAGCGCGCGCGGGGGATTACCCGTGATCGCTTCGGCGCTGGCGCGGTAGGGACCAACGCCATAGCCCGTTGCGGTCGCGGTGCCGAGCCGGTAGCGCCCGTAGGTGAAGTCACCCGACGAGATGCCAACCATGAGCTCGGGCACCGTGGTGGTGCCGACCATCGAGGTCGTGACATCGACCATCAGGTCGCGCACGAACCCGACTTTGCCGCGTGGGCCGACGATGTAGTGGACCACGCTTGCCGCAGCCCAGCCGGTCGATTCGGCCCACTGCTGCAGTTCGACGTCGGAGTTTTCGTATGCCATGTTCTGTTTCCTCCGTTACGCCGCGCTGTCCCACATCACGACCCGCGAGTTGAGCGAGTCGGTGTGGACCAAACCAAAACCGCCGAGGTAATTGATTGTGTTCACCCGTCGTCGCTAACGACGGGCCGAGACGACCTTTTTGTAGGTCAACTCTGCTGGCTCTTTCGAACCAGTCCAGACCATATCTTCAGTGACGCAAGTTGCTTTTTTGCGTTACTGCTGGGGGCTTCGGTGCGCTTGCACCTACGAGCTTTCGCTCTGGTCGTTGAAGCTTCCTCTGCGTGAGAGGCTCGCCTGCTGATTATCCAATCTCAGAACTTTTCAGGCCGTCACGCCTGCGGTCGCCCGCTACGTTGTGGCGTTCTGAGCTTTAGGAACTTCCAGCAATTCTCCCAGTTTTTACGCCTAGCATTATTCTCTACCAGGCGATGCCCCGGCTGCGACCGTAGTCGCCCGGGATCTTCGCGCGGACTTCCTCGGGTACGCACACGGCTTCAGTGACCGTGTCACCGCCGCAGAAGAACGCCCAGGAAGACAGGCCATTCGTCCACGGTTGCGCAACGCCGCTCCACGGATCGTACGACGTGGCATTCGCCGCGCCGCCCTTGGGAACGAACGTCTGCTCGATGAAGCGGCAGGACTCGTACCTGCCGATTTCGCCGTTGAAGATGTGCGCGAGACCGGTCTCGGTGTACTGGTGGATGGTCTCGAGCGAATTCTTGAAGTTGCGATACGTGGTCGGATGCGACACCGCCACGTAGTCATCCGCCGTGAACGGCGGAATGTTTCGCTCCTTCATGGTGTCGACGATCGCCTTGACGTGCCCGGTACCGAGCGCGACGTTGTTCGTCACGGTTGCGGTGCCGTTGGTGTCGAGGTTGATGGCGGTCGTCGAAGTGCTGGAAGACGGCTCGGCGCGCAGCAGAGTGTTCTTGAACTGCAAGAACGACTCGATGTCGAAGTATTTGCGCGCGTCGTCCTTCAGCGTTTTGTCGATGATCGCGGCGACCTGATGCTTCGCCAGCGCGACCAGCTTGCCGGTGTAGGGAACGCTATTCCCAGCTTCAAAGCAGAATTGTTCTTTGCCGCGGCTCTTTATCCGCAGCCTCAACCGCTCGCGCGATTGCTCAGACTATCTCTTGCAGATTACTGTGATCTGCCCGGGCGCTCGTGGTCGGATTATTCTTTCGTCACCGACTAGTCGTTACGCCTTCCGCGCCCCTGGGGCTCTCGCCTTACATGCGCGACTTGGCTCGGGATTGTCTCTGAGAGAGGTTCCCCGAATTCACCCGGTGTTTCACCTTACGCGGCGAGCGCGAAGGTGCGGCCTGTGTTGACCGTAAGCTGGTGTTGCAGCATGACGAACCCGGTCTCCGGGATCGGGGCGCTTTCGTCCAGCCGGCGGCCTTGCGTGCCGAGGTTGGAATAAACGTCCCAGTTGAACTTGTCGCCGCGGTTGAGGCCTTTCTTGGTGCCATCCTCGGCGTCGCAGAGCTGCCGCATCTTGGTCAGCGGCTGCACCTGCTGGCGGAGCACGTCCGACAATTCGTCGGAGTACATGAATCCGCCCTCAGTGGGGACTGCCTTTTGTTCGCACGATCCCGTTTGTGGATCGTTCCTGCATCTTTCAATGCAGAGCAGACTATATCTTGAAATCTTCTGCCGGTATCCCACATACATCCCTAGCGGGGAAACACATGCGCATCACCAAATCACAACTCGTCGCCCTCTACGCAAAGAGGACTGACGATCAAATCGGCAAGCTGTTCGGCGTAACCGGCCATTCAGTTGGCGATTGGCGACGGCATTATGGCATCCAGCGCAAACCAAGAGAGACTTACAACAAGTATACCCTTGATCGCGATTTTTTCGCGAAGATTGACACCGAAGAGAAGGCGTACGCGCTCGGTCTTATAGCGTCCGATGGATGGGTGGCCCGATCTGGAAAGCAAGTGAGCCTTGCTCTTCAGGTTCGAGACCGGCACATCCTTTATGATCTTCGACGCGCCCTGAAGTCGGATGCTCGTGTCTTCGACAAGGCGAGAGGCGGCTTTGCCGGCTCTGGCCCGCGGAAACAGATTACCTTCGACAGCAAGAAGCTGGTCGCCGATCTGGCGCGCTGGGGTGTCATCCCCGGAAAATCAGTCACCCTCCGCTACCCCCGTATTCCGAAACATCTTGAGTGCCATTTTGCGCGAGGACTTTTTGACGGGGATGGGCACATTCGCGCCCACCCGAAAAAGCTCTTTTATTTTCTTGGCACTTCCGACCTGATCGACGGACTACGAAAGTCGATCATCCGACATACGGGCGCGGCGCTCGCCAAGTACGAGGCCGTGGGCTGTTGGCGGATTTCTGGATACGGTGGCAGCGTCGCGGTGCTGCGGTGGATGTATGAAGATGCGACGATCTGCCTTCGCAGGAAGCATCGCGTCTTCTTGAGGTACTGGAAGTGATGTCCTGGGCGCTCGTGGGACCGATTATCGTCGGGGTCTCACAGTCCTAGTCGTTGAACCTTCCGAGCTACAGTTTCCCCTGCTCGGCTTGGCTGCTGATCGGCCAATCCCTGATCTTTTCGCGCATTCACGCTCGCCCTCTCGGGCCACGTTGTAGCGATCAAGGCTCTAAGGCTGTTCCAGCAATTCACCCAGTGCGCACTCTGAACTCGCATTCAGAGGGGGGCTAAGTTACCCACAATTGTCCTGCCATCTGACAGGGTCCTTTCTCATGAATGCCCGTGCCGTCACAGTCCGATGGCCTGGCCGCGCAACTTCGCTCGTCGCGCCTTTTCGGCGTTGACGATTGAGGAGCGATCCCGCGGTTGCGGGGTCGCTTGCGGGTCGGGCCGCGGAGCGGCGGTGCGGGCGGGTTGTTGCGGTATTGCGGCCCGGCGTTGGGTGCGGTCGACGGTGACGTCGATGCGCGGTGCCGCACGAGGCGGCGTCGCCGGGTCGTCTGGGGTTTGCGTCTTGACCCCTTTCCATTCCAGGAAATTGTCCCGCGCCTGCTCAAGCAGAGCCTGCGGCGTGAGGACGTTGAAGCCATTCGCCCGGTAGAACCGGTGGGCGTTGGCGATGTCGCCTGGTGTTGGCGGCAAGCCGTCTGGCCTGATCCTGGCGGGGTCGAGCCCGAGCGCCGTGATGTCAGCGAGCTGCAATTCGAACATCTTGGATTCGATTGCGGCGCGAGCCATCGGGTCTTTGGCGAGATCGGGGTGGCTGTCCTGGAAGTCCTTCAGCGTCTTCGCAGCCCGAGCGCCTTCGTCTCTGAGGCGTTGCTGCAAGAGTTCCTGCTGGACCGTGTGCGTGGTCGCTGTGTCGATGGTGTTTCGCAACAGCTCGCGCGCTTCCGAGGGATCGCCAAACTGGATCGTTTCAATCAGCTTGCCGTACGGGTCCTCCTGGTTTGGAGGCTCCGTCGTCGCAGCCGGTTGATCCGATCCTTGCGTCCTGGTGTCCGGCGTGGTGTTCGCCGGAAGGTCGGGACGCGCGACCTTGTTACGGGCCTGTTCGAGGATGCCGTCGAACTCCTTGAGCTTCGACTTGGCCTCGTCGAGGATGTTTTCGGCCGCGAGAGATTTCTGCGCATGCGCGACAATCTCTTCGAGCGGCAATTCCTGTTCCTTGCCGTGAACCTTGACCTTGATCCGCGGCGGCGCTGCGGGCGCGGGCTCGGGCGCGGGATCGACGTCATCGGCCGGCGGCTGCAGGTCGTCCTGCGGCGCCTGCGGGGCGGGCGGCGGTGCGGCGATCTCGGGCGGCAGGCCGCTGCGCGCAAAGTCGCTGACGTCGTCGCGATCGGCATCGGCGTCGGCGGTGCGCTCGGTGCGAAACCGCGCCGAGATGGCGTCGCGCTTGCGGTCGAAGGCGCTGACCGCGGGCGGCGTCTCGCGCGGTGCGGGCTCGGCTGCCGGTTGCGGTGCGAGTGGCGGGACGGCGGGCCCGGGATCCTGGGGCGCGCCATCGGCGACGACGTCGAGCGCGGCGGCGTTGGTCTCGCCCGGCTGAATTCCCGCCTGCTCGCGTGAAGCCGCTTCCACACGCTGCGCCTCATGGCTCGGTGTCGTGACCATTCGTATGCTTTCCCCTTGAAATGCAGAAAGGCCGCCCGGTGGGGCGGCCTGCTGCCGAAAATTGAAGCTCTCGTTGTGTTGGCGCGATCAGTCCTGCGGCGCGCCGTCGATCAGGCCGAGCTCGATGGCCTGGCGCTCGCCGTCGGGCTGTTGCGCCAACAGGTCGAGCATCTCGTCGCGCTCGGCGTCGCGCATTTCGCGGTCATAGGCGACGCCTTCGGCGATGATCGCGCGCAGCCAGGCGACCCATTCGTCGTAGCGCTTGACCTCGTTCTGCATGGTCGTGATCTTGATGCGGTCCTTGGGGTCGTGGACGTTGAGATAGACGAGCGCCGCGAGCGATTCGGCGGCCGCCTCGCGCAGCCGGCGCAGGATCTCGATGGTCGGGCCGCCGCCGCTGCGCTCGCTGAGCTCGACTTCAAGGTCGGCGCTCGCCTTGATGATGCGCTGGCGCGCCAGCAGGACGGTCGGATCGGCTGACGACATTCTTCACCCTTCGTCCTTGAACAATCCAAGCGCGCGCAGCACGGCGATGGCGTCGCTTTCGTCCTGTGCCTGCTGCAGGCGCTTCGCTGTCGCCATGGCGTCATGCGGGACGAATTCGTTGAACGTCGGCAATCCACTCGGCGACATCACCTGCATCGGCGCCGGCTGGCCGAAGATCGAGAGCGGCGGCAGCGGTGGCGGCCCGGCCGGGGCGACGACCGCGGGCTTCTCCGGCTCCTCGACCTTGCCGCCGCGGTCCCATATCGGCTTGAACGGCTTGCGCGGCTTTACGTCGTAGGGCGGCTCGGGGATGTAGGAGGGGAAGTCCTTGCGCCGGCCCGAGCCTGGCGGTTTGAACTCGGGGACTTCGCCTACGAGATCCCAGACCGAGAAGATCTGGCTCGCGACCGGGAACGGTTTGGCGAACTGGACCGGCGGCTCGGGGTAGAACTGGAATTCAATGCCGGTCGCGACCGGCCGCGGCGCCTTGATCTCATATTGCTGTTGCGAGACCGGAAACGGCTTGGCGAACTGGATGTCGAACTGGTAGCCCCAGAAACCCTGCGGGAACGCAGTGCGGATCGAACCGCGCGGCGTGAAGTTTGAATACTGCTGTGACGCGATCGGGAACGGCCTGGCGAAAGCGTGCTCAAGTTGCTCGCCGAACCAGCCCTCGACCTCGGCCGCTTCCGGGACATGCTCATCGGCGTGCGCGAGGAACTGCTGCGCGGTGACCGACAGCGGCACCGCAAAGGCATAGCTCCACTGGAAGCCGCTCCACCCATCCGGGAAACTGCTCCTGATCCTTCCGGCCGGCTGGAACGCCGTGTACTGCTGCGATGCGACCGGGAACGGCTTGGCGAAGACGTCCGGCGGCTGCGGATAGAAGCCCTCGCTGTCCTCGGCGACCCGGACATGCTCGGGGATGTGAGCGGCGTATTGCTGCGCCGCGACCGGGAACGGCTTGGCGAAGCGGCGCTCGAGCTGCTCGCCTTCCCAGCCGTGCGGCGTGATCGCGGTCGGGACCGGCTCGGGGCCGTGCGCAACATATTGCTGCAGGTGCGCCGGAAACGGGCGGGCAAAGACCTCCGGATTGAGCGGCTGCTGCTTCCAGGGCGAGGTGTTGGTTGCGCCAGACGTTGTCGCCAGAACCAGCGTCGAGAAGGCGGTGAGCGCGGCAACCGAGATCCGCCGCACGATCGGCGGATCGGAAAACCCGGATATTGCCGTCGCGGACCGCGATGGCAATTGCCCGAGCGCAAGCTGACCGAGTGCGCCGAAACCAAGCATTTACGGCCCCTCGGAAATTCTCTTATTGATCGCCGTTGCCTTAGAGCTAGTCGTACCAGCCCTCTTCGGCGTAGCCGTATGAGTCGTGCGTGCCCGGCAGATAGTTCACGTTGCCGGTCTCGGTCGTGACCATACCGAGCTTATCTACGTTCCACTTTTGGCCGGTGAAGTTCTGGCAATTAACGAATGTAGCGCCCGCATAGACCTGACCGGCCCAAATGCCGACAGCAAATTGCTCGAATGTATAAGTGCCGCCGAGGCCGTCCACGGTGATTCCGTCGGCAAGAACATAGCTGCCGCTTTCGGCGTCGTAATGCGACTTCGCGCCGCCGCAGATCGTGTAATTATTCAGCAAAAAGATTCCACTGCCGCCGACTGCGCGATTGTGCTGTAGCGAGCATGGGCCGAAAAACAGTCCGTCAAGACCGGCAATTGTCGCGCCATTCGAGAAGATCGCACCGCCGTTGGCGCCGACAAACGTCGCGCGCCTCACGGCAAGCTGTATGCCCTGCGCGTTGACAGGGTCAGCGTCCGCATCCTGACCACCGCCCGATATGGCAAAGCGGCCGTTTGTCATGTTGATCGTCGAGCCGTTGAAGTCGATCAGCACGCTGCGCGCGCCGTTGGCGCCGACCATTCCCTGCCAAGTCCGCAGGCCGCCGTTCGTGTAGGTCAGCCCCGGCGCGGACAGGAAGGTGAGCTTGTGGCCGCGCAGATCGTAATTGTTGGCGTAGTTGTCCCACACCGATTGAAGGCTGGTGGTGGCGTCGAAGTTGACGACTGTGTCTGCTGTCAGGTCCGTGCGCGGCATCAGGCGTTCCTCCCGCGATCATCGAACCAGCCGTAACTAACGGTGTATGCGGTCATGCCACTGCCGGTCGTAGACCATCGCACCTGGGCGCTGGTGTTGGTCCTGACGATAAGATTGCCGAAGTTGCCGCTGGCACTCGGGGCGGTTACGTCGGCGTTGCCGAGCGTCGCATTGGCAATCGCGGAGGTTTCATCCGGCGACTGGACGAGCACGTGCTGCACGCTGGCGTTGAGCACAATGATCCGAAGCCGCGCACGCACCTTGACGCCACTTGGAATGCCCCCCAGCGACAGTAACGTCGCCGAAGTCGGAACCGTAGCGGCGCTGGTCTCCTGGATCACCGCGCCCCACAGGAATTCCTCGCCGAACTGGGAAAACGCGAGGATGTGCGCGGAGGCGTCGGTCTTGAACGATCCGATGCGCCGGAACGCCGTCGTGCTCGCCGGCTTGTTCGCGGCTCCGGCGTCGGTGTCGAAGTAGACGTCCGCGCTGCCGGCGTTGATGATTGCAAAGACGTGGTACCAGGTGCTCACGGCAATCGTCAGCCCGGCGCCCATGCCGTTGCTGCCCGAACCCGCCGCCCATGCCCCGCCGGTGCTCTTGGTGAAAGCCGCGAGGACGATGTTGGTGGCGTCCGTGCCGTCGCGGCACGACCCGGCGCTGATATCCAGAATGGTGTTAGGTGTGCCGCCGTCGTTCGAGAGCGTCAGGCCAGCCAGATAGCTGCGCGGCAACGCAATGGTGTTAGCGGCATAGGTGTAGTCACCGGCTGTCGCGGTGATGGCAGGCCCCGAGCGCGCGAACACGCTGGTGACGATGTCCTCGGCCAGCGCGGTGATGGCGACCTGCGCCTGCGCCGAGCAGTTGATGGCGGCGTTGCTGTTGGTCGACTTGAGCACGGTGGTGCGCGCGAGCGTCGTGCCGCTTGCCGTATAGGTGCCGTGGCCGACTTCGCTGGCGCCCGGGCTTGCCGGATCGTTGATGGCGTAAGAAACGACGTCGCCATCCGAGACGCCGGCCTGCGCGAACGTCAGGAACAGCGTGCCGTCAGGACCGCGCGCGGCCGAGCCGAGCGTAATGGTGCCTGAGCCCGGAGCCGACGCAACGGTCATCCGGGCGAGGTCATAGAGCTTCGCCGCCATCAGATCGGTCCTGGAAAGGGGAAGTTCGGGGCGCTATCCGCCCAAAAGCTCGCGCCGGAAGCGGTCGTTTGCTTCCCAGCGCTCAAGCTTCTTCTCGATGACGTCGCACGTCATGGTGCGCGCGCGCTCGGTGTCGCAGGCAAGGCAGATGTGGCGACGACAGCCCCAGCACAGCGCGTAGGTCATGTCCTGCGGCTTGCACATGGGCGGCACCAGCACGATGCGATTGCAGTGCCCGCAGGTGATCGAATCGCTCTCGACGACCGTGCTCTGGCCGCGGCTTTTGGTCGGGTCCGGGTCGGTCGAGACGAAGTATCCACCGGGCCGCAGCATCAGAATTCCATCATCGACAGTTGCGTGCCGCCGTCGCCCTCGATGTCATGGGAGAAGGTCACGTCGGACACGGCGTCGGCGCAGTTGACGATCAGCGAGCCTTTGTCGTTGACCTTGGCCTGGATGAATTCCGGCATCCATTCGTGATTGATGGCCCTGGCGAGGCTCGCGGTTACGTCGCGGGCGGTTTCCTTGGCGGCGACGCGGTGCATCACATGGGTGCGCCCGCCGCGCGGCGCGCGATACTGCACGATGACGAGGTCGCCCGCGGCCGGCGTCTTGATGTCCATCACCAGCGTTTTCATTGACGGCCTTCGGCTTTGGCTTTGAGCCATGCGGTTGCGCGGCCGATCGGCTCCTGCCAGTCCGACAGGCGCTGCTGGCGCAGCAACCGCATGCTCGGATACCAGATCGAATGCTCCGCGCCTTGCGGCACCGCATCCGGCGCAAGCCATGGCCAGTAGCCGGAATGCCGCACGAAATTCCACACCGGCTTGCCGAGCGCACCGGCGAGGTGGGCAACGGACGTGTCGACCGAGATCACAAGATCAAGCCCGTCGACCAGCGCCGCGGTGTCGGCGAAGTCGTGGCAGTCGCCCATCCAGTCGGTGATCGGGATGTCAGGTAGAATCGGCTCGACCGGGTACTGCAGCGAGATCAGGTTGACGCCGGGCATTACCAGCGGCTTGAGCCAGGCGAGCGGGATCGATTTGGCCTGCTGCGCGGCGCGCGCGGTGTTGAGGTGGCCGCCCGATGACCAGCACAGGCCGACATTAAGACCCGCCGGCAGCGTGGCGAGGCGTCCTCTCCAATAGAGCGTATTGGAGAGGCGCGCATTAAGGTACTTGAGTGGCAGCCGCTGTATCGATGCCGGCTCCATGTTCATGACCATTGGAACGTCAAGCAGCGGGCAGGAGAAGTCCGCCTCCTGATCGACGTCGTCGTGCATCCCTGCCACGCGCAAGCGGCGACAACTCCACGACCATCGCGAGAGCGCGAGCATCGGCGCGCGCGCCAGCAGGATCACCGAGCAGTCATAGGCGCCGACAACCGTGTCGGCGAAACGTTGCGCCATGATCTCGTCGCCATAGCCCTGCTCCGGATAAAGCAGGATGGTCTTGCCGGTAAGGTCCTCGCCCTGCCACTTGGGATAGTTGCGGTAAGCCCGCGGCGGATACGGCGTGTTCTGCCAGCGGCACTCGTATTCGCGGAAACCCTCCGCCCACTGCCCCATGCCAAGCAGCGTCACGCCGAGATTGAAGTGGGCGTCGGCATCGGCACCGCGCGCGATTGCGGCGCGATATTGCGCTGCCGCCTCCGGCAGCCGCAGCAGCGTGCAGTACATGTTGGCGAGCCCCATGTGGGGCTCGATCGCATCGCACTGCGCAATCGATTTGGCGAAACTGTCCTCGGCGGCTGCCCACATGCCGATGTCGGCAAAGGCGATGCCGCGGTTGTTCCAGGCGTCGTGCAGCCGCTCGTCGATGTTGAGCGCGCGGTCGTAGTGCAGGATGGCGTCGAAGTGGCGTTCGGTGGCGTGCAGCAGGTTGCCGCGCACCGTCCAGGCCTCGCAGAAATCCGGCTTGAGCTTGATGGCCTCGACCAGCAGCAGCATCGCGCGCTCGTAGTCGCGGCCCTTGACCGCACCGAGCGCTTTTTCGAAGTAGCGTTCGGCGAGCTCGCTCATCCACCCACGATCCGGATTTTTTCCAGCACCTTGTCGCTCTCGTGGATGGCGAGGATCGACATGCCGGCCGGGATGAAGCGATAGCCGGACAGGCGCTTCTTCACTTCCTCGGCACCGCACAGCGCAATCTCGGCAAAGATGATCGGGCGACAGCGCACGATGGTGGCGTAGGCGCCGTCAAGCGCCGCCGGTTCGGTGCCTTCGATGTCGAGCTTGAGAAGATCGAGCCGTGTCAGGTTCAGGCTGTCGATCGTGACTAGGCGGCAGGCCTCGTTGACGCCGAGCGGCTGGCCGATCGCGCCATTGAGATCGAACCGCAGCGACAGGCCGCCGAAGTTTGCGGGCTTTTCGTGGTCGAGCTTCACAATCGGCGTTGTCCCGAGCACATCGGCAAGCGCCGCCATGGTGGCCTTGGCATTGAAGCAGTTGTTGAGCGCGATGTTGCCGGCGAGCGCATAGAACACCCGCTCCTGCGGCTCGAACGCCAGCACCGAGCCCCAGCCGGCCATGGCCTTGGCCCAGGCCAGCGTGTGGGTGCCGATATTGGCGCCGCCGTCGATGACGACGACACCGTCGCCATAGGCCTCGCGATGTGCGACCAGCAGCCCGAACAGTTCTTCGATGTCGCCTTGTTCGTGGCTGCCGGTGCCGAGCAGGCTTGCGCCGACGCCGGCATAGCCACCCCCGGCGACCCGGCAATAGTCGAGTCGGTTCAGGATCATCGGGCCGTTTTCGGTCGCGGCCAGAACGAAGGCGACTTGCGGCAAATCGGGCTCCCCTCCCAACGCACTACGCCGAGAGGGTTACCGATTTGCTGCCATCGGCCTTATTCGTGGTAGCTGACCTGGCCGTCGAACGTCGAGTTGTAGGTCGAGGACTGCGCCCGCATGTAGAGACCGTTCACCGCGGTCGCCGGCGCAACCAGCGCAAACGACTCGTCGGCCGCGATCCAGCGGGTGGTGGCGCGCTGGTTAAGGCCGGTGTTGAACAGCGAGGTTGCGATCAGCGCGGCCGACGGCTCGGTGGTCTCGTTGGTGGCGGCGACGATCAGGGCGGCGCCGTCGGCGGGATCCAACGCATTGGGCGTCGCGGCGGTGCCGGCGAGCGACGTCGTCTGCGACAGCCGCGAAATGTCGACCTGGATGTAGGTGTCGGTGGCGTTCGGGTTGGCGGTCGCGCCGAGCACGAACTCGAACCACTTGTGGCGCTTGGTGTTGGAGGCCGGGCACCACGAGGCGACGACGCCCTTGTACGAGGAGGCGATCGAAGCCTGGTTGCCGCCGAGGGCATACTTAGCCATGGGGGTAATCCTTTTGCTTGAGCGTTGAGAGGGTGCAGCGCGAGAGCTGCGTCAGGCAGCGGCGCGCTGCGCCGCCATTGCGTCCAGATCACGCGTGACGTGATCGAGAACCGTCTGCCAGTCGCCCACCTTGGGCTGCCGGTAGAGTGTTGCGCGCGGGTACCACGGCGAGTCGGTGCGCCCGAGTTGCCAGCGCCAATCGGTTGAATAGGCCGGGATCAGGATCCAGGTCGGCACGCCGAGCGTTGCGGCGAGGTGCGCGACCGCAGTGTCGACGGTGACGACCAGGTCGAGCGCGGCGATCGCGGCTGCGGTATCGCGCAGGTCGTCAAGCCACAGCGCACTCAGGAACGGATGACGCCGCTGCAGCGCCGCGAATTCATTGGTCTCGCCGGCGCGCATCTGCTGGATCGAGACGAAGTTCGCCTTGGCCTCGAAGATGGCGCCGAATTTGGCGAGCGGGATCGAGCGATGGGCGTCGTTCTTGTGCTGGAAGTTGCCGGCCCAGCACACCCCGACATTCAATTCGTTCGCCGGCGGGTCGAGACTGGCGCGCAGGCGCGCAACACGCTCCGGCTCGATCGAGGGCTGCCACGGCGGCGGCAGGTCCTGCTCGGTGTCAATGCCGAGATAAAGCGGCAGCGACATCAGCGCGGCCCAGCGCTCGAAGCCTTCGACCGTATCGCCGGCGGCAAGCTCCAGCACCGTGACGCCGGGGATATCGCGCACCAGCGGCGTGAGCTTGTCATGGACGCGCAGCAGCACATTACCGGCGCGCTCGCGGATCAGCGGCACGAAGCGCAGGAACTGGATGGTGTCGCCGAGCCCCTGCTCGGCGTGGATCAGGATGGTCTTGCCGGTCAGCGCCTCGCCCTGCCACTTCTTGTCGGCCGGCAGATTGAGGTTGGGCGTATCGTTCTCGCTGCTGGTCAGCCGCGCCTCGTAGTCGGCAAAGCCGCGCAGGTCGCCGAGCAGGAGCCGCGCCATGGCGCGGTTGTAGCGCGCGTCGGCCTCATTGAGCCGGCTGACGCTGTCGGTTGCCGGTGCGCGCAGTTCGAGCGAGTGATCGAGCGAGGCGATTGCCTCGCGATGGCGATTGAGGCGCAACAGCGCGATGCCGCGGTTGTAGTGCGGAAACGGGTCGCTCGGATCGAACGCGATGCCCTTGTCGAGCGCAACGAGCGCCGCCTCGTGGCGGCCAAGCCGTTCCAGCGTGTTGCCGAGATTGTTGTAGATCAGCGCCTTGGCGGCCGGTGACAGCGGCGTCTTGGCGGTGTGGTGGGCGGCGCGCTCAAGGTCGGCAAGGCCTTCCTCGGGATGGCCGAGCTGCGCGACGCACAGTCCGTAATGGCTCAGCGCAATCGGATTGCGGCGGTTGATCTTGCGCCCGCGCCAGAACCAGTACAGCGCCTCGTGCAGCTTGCCGGTCTCAAACAGCGAGGTGCCGAGCCGCTCGATGGCCTCGAAGTTCTCGGGCTCGTGCACCAGGACGCCGCGAAACATCGCCATCGCGCTGGGATGGTCGCCGGCCATGGCGTAGCCGGCGCCGAGGTCGAGCGCTTCGCCGATCGAGAGGTCGCTCATGCGGCGCGCGGTCCCTGCTGCGGCAGCCGCACACCGGAGATGCGCCCGGTCTTGGGATCCCGCGTGAAGTCGAGCTTGCCGTCCGTGAGCAACTGCATCAGCGCCTCATGCGGAGCCGGTGCGGGAGGAGCGGCCGGCGCAGCAGCGGGAGGCGAGGACGCGGAGGGCGGACCGCTTGGACCCGTGCCGGAAGGCGCACCCTGCGGGGACGCAGGCGCGGCATCTTCCATCTCCGCGCCCTCGCCAGCTTGTGCCGTGGTATCGTTGGCGAGATCGCGGCGGTGCTTGGCGATGGCGAGGCCATGCCGGTGGCCGTGCTCGAGCGCGGCGAGGTGGGTCTGGTTGGTGCGATGGCCGTGGTCGAACCCGGTGCGCTTGGCCTCGACCTGGTGGCCGAGCATGCGGTCGATGATGTCGGCCTCGAGCTCGCGCTTGCCGAGCGCGACCTTGGCGAGCGCGGCCATGCCAGTGAAGTAGGCGGCTTCGCCGGTGCGGTTGTCCTTGGCGATCTTGGCCTGCAATTCCTGCGTCTTGAGGTCGGCCATCGGGTTGGCGCGGGGTTGCCCGTTGTCCTTGAAGAAGCGCGCGCCGCCGTCCTTGTAGCCGGCCGCGCCGAACACCTCCTCGATCACCGCCTCGCTGTTGATTTCTTTCTGCCCGGACTGGAACTCGGGCGCCTGCGCCAATAGCGGCGCGACGATCTGCGCAGCGGCCTGGAACTTGGCCAGCCGCTGCTGCGGGTCGCCGGCGCCGAGGCCGGCGCTGACGCGAATGGTGATCTGCTGCTCCAGCAAGTCGTCGTCGATCTTGCTGATGCCGTGCTTCTCGAACAACTGCGCGCGCTGGCCGCACAGGCCGAGCACGACCGGGTCGCTCTCGTAGTATTGCTCGCAGCGCACGATCTGCGCCAGCGCCGGCTCGACCCAGGTCTCGATCCAGACCCGGATATCGAATTCCTGCACCGCATTGGCAGCGCCGGCGGCGAGTTTGAGGCCGCCCAGCGTCTTGCCGAGCGCGTTGTTGTTCTCGACATTGCCGTAGTTCTGCTGGCCGGCGAGGTCGTCGAATTCGAGATCGAGCTCGCGGCCCATCAGGATCGGCCCCTGGCCCAACTGCGGCGGTGTCTCCCACACCACGTCGTCCTTGTCGTCGACGAAGATCGAGGAGCCGGACGAGCGGCGCTTGACCTGGTCCATGTCGATGCGCCGGCCGCGCTTGACCTTCGAGATCGGCATGACGTTTTGCTTGACGGCGTCGAGCGTGAGATTGCGCAGGTCGTTGGTTTCGACCTGCAGCGGCTGCCAGGATTCCACCGCCGACATCGGAAAGATGCGGTGCGATTCGAGGTTGCCGTAGCCCAGCACCAAAGGGCGCTCGCCGTACTGCTCGGGATAGACCTCGCGCGTCGGCTTGGGATCAGTGAGGTAATACTTGTCGCCGACCGACCAGAACGTCCAGTCCTCGCCCGCCACCCGCATGAAGGTCTCGTACACCCACACGATCTGGAATTCGGTGCCGGTCTGGGTCTCGTCGAGCCGGTCGAGCCCCATCTCGCGGGCGCGGCGGATCGCCTCCATGTCCTGCTTGCCGAGGTTTGCGGCCTGGCGCAGCGCCTGCTCGGAGACCTGCTTCCACGGATTGACCGGGGCGTCCTGCTTGCCGAGGATTTCCTCGACCGTCATCGGGTATTTGAGGATGACGAAGGCGGCATTCTGCGCCGGGTTGAGCCAGTTGGCGGCTGAATCGATGACGAAGTTTTCCGGCGGGAACAGCACCATGTCGGGGCGGTCGACGTCGAGCGTGTAGACCTCGCGCACGCCCTTGACGAGAGCGCCGTTGCCGTCGTCGACATCGGCGTCTTCCTCGCCGGTCTTGCGATGCTCCTGCTTCCAGCACTGCTTGGAGAGGCAGATGCCGGTGAGCAGCGTGTCTTCGCGCGCGCCCATCGAGATCAGGAACCAGGGCAGCGACGCCTTGCCGCTGGTGCGGTCGGTGCGGTAGTTGACCAGTTCCTCCATCACACCGGCGGCGGCGCGCTGTTTCGGATCGGCCTCGTTGCCGGGCAGGCAATTGATGGCGTCGACGTTGTTGAACAGGCTTGCGGCAACGGCAGCGAGATCCTTGCGCACCGCGGCGCGCGTCTTGGGCACGAACAGCCGCGAGCGGCCGCGCCATTCGGGCCGGGTGTACTTGGACCCGACGTAGTGCTCGTTGTGAAAGGCGCGCAGCGACTGCGACCAGGCGCGGCGGTTGACCTGCGCCATGTAGAGCTGCGACTGCTGCTCGGCCTCGCGCACCAGGCGCAGGAATTCGATTCCCGGACCGGGCTGGCCGTCGTCAACGCCTTCGGGATTGGCGGCCTCGTAGGCCGCGGTGTTCTCCAGCTCCGGACCACTCTGGCCACCACCTTGGCCGCCAGCTTCGCGCGCGCGCTCGATCGCATCCTCGCCCGGGGGCTGGCCCGGGCCGGTGAACGAGATCGGCCGCGCCCGGGTGTTGGCGAGATCGTCCTCGCCGGGCGGATAAGTGCGGAGCGCCATCGGATTTACGTCGTAATCACTGCCGAAATCTTGTCGCCGGGCTTGACCAGGAAGTATTCGGTCTGCCCGGCCGTCATGCGCTGGTGCGAGGTGGTGGCGACCGGCGCCTTGGCGATGATGACGCAGCAGATCGAGTCGGTGTGCACGCGAACGAGCCGCGTGTTGGTGCCGAACGCCGCCGATTCAGCGTGCCCGCCGCTGTAGTCGATCGGCGCCTGCAGGATCGCGTCATCGGAGAAGAACGCCAGCGGCGGAAACATGCCGCCCATGGCGTTCTGCGGCGCCTCGAACTCGGTGACGTAGAGCTTGGATGTCATGGTTCAGTCCTCAGCGCATGCGGCGCTCAGTGGCGAAGGCCACCGATCAAGCAAGTAGGTCATGACGTGGTTGGCAATGTCGTTTGGGACGCCGATGGCAAGCATCGTGTCGAAGACCGGCCGTACGCGGCGCAGGTCGGCCTCGATGCTGGCGTGGCAGGCATCGCAGACCGTGACCGCGGTTACCTCACCGTCGCATTGCAGATCGAGCGGAGCGCCCGGACCGCCGCACGCACCGCAGCGATGCAGCGGCACGACGTTGGCTGCATTCACTCCGGCACCTTGCGCGAGGGCAGGACCAGCGCCGAGTGCTTGGCGCGCGCATCGAGGAAGGATTCGAGATTGAAGCGGCCGCGCGAGACGCCGTAGCGTTCCAGCAACTGGCCACCGGCGCGGCGCAAGAGGCCGTCGCTCAATTCATCGGTGGTCAGGTTGATCGCCCAGAACTTGTTGATGCCCATCAGGATCGGCACCGAGACGTAGGCCATCTTCTGCGCGCCGTCGTAGATGCAGCGCCATGGGATGCCCGGGTAGGTTTGCGTCAGGACCTCGTGCATCCACGTCGCGTTGGCGATGTCCATGCGCTCGAACGGATCGTCGAGCACTTCGCCGTTCGGCCCGGCCGGCGCGTCGTGCTTGGTCAGCACGACCATGTCGTGGCCGCCGTGGCTGACTTTTGGGATCACGTCCTGGCGGAGTGTGATGGCGTCGTGCGGCATGGCGGGTGTCCACAAATGCAAAAGGCCGCCCGGTGGGGCGGCTCGCGGCAGCGGATGGAGGTTGGGAGGCGTCTAGAAGGGCGGCGAACGCATGCAGAGCGCGAATGCCGCGATGCGATTGGCAATCTTGAGCGCGGCCGGCTCGTCGGTCTCCAGCGTGATCTTCTGCGCCAGCATGATGTCGCCGATCGCCGGCGCATCGACCGGCTGCAGGCAGATGCGATCAACAACGTCGCCCTGCTGGTCCAAACATTCGACGTTGTAACTGCGCCCGGTTGTGATCCGATAGCGTCCGCCGGCGGAGCCTGTCACCGCGAAGCTCTTGGTTGCCTTGTACTGTTTGCGCTGTGCCGGCGAGAGCCAGCCGGTGAGCAAGGCGAGCGATCTGGCGTGGGCCTTGCGGTCGGCCTCGGAATTGACCGGCACGCTCAAATACAAATAGCCGCCGGTGGCAGGGGTCGTCCAGAATTGTAGGTCGCGCCGGTCGATCGAAAGGGTGTTGTTGTCTGGTTGAACGGTCACGCTGGGGTCGGTGTCGACGGCCAGCATCGGCGTCGCCACCCCGTACATCACGGCGTCGTTGACGCGGCGATTGACCTCGCGCTGCACCTCGTGGCGCGCTCTAAGGTCCTCGAACAGGCCGACATAGTCGCGATCGGCAACACGCTGCCAGTCGATGTCCTGGCGAAGCTCGTGCCTCGTCACGATCCAGTGCTGGTCGCGATCATCGAAAAAATGCGCGGTGAATTCGACGGCGTCGTGGATGAGACGATCACGCCACCGCACCGAGCGGATATGCGGCAATGGACGATCGCCGTAGGAATACAGAACGTGGCGAAACGCACGCTCAGCGGCGCGAAGCACAACGTCCTGGCCCCGCCGTCGCGGACGCGGCACCAGACGGCGCCAGCCGGTCACCTCATCGATTGTCGATCGAGCATCGTCGACGGTGGTAAAATAATCGCTCGACCACCATTGAGCCGCCAAGTCTCACCCGCCCTGCATCTGCGGCCGGAACAGGGTCTCGTCCTTGGTGTCCTTGAACGAGCGCGCCAGCGTGTAGTCGCTCTCGCCGGCGTTGCGCGTCACCGCGATGTGCTTGTCCTCGCCGACCAGTTTCTCGAACCGCGCCATCGCCTCCGTGACCTGCGCGTCGTTTTTCGGATCGAACGCGACGGTGCTGTGGCCGCTGTGGTCCATGATGATGTGCGTTGCCATATGGGGCTCCCTCATGAATGAGACGCGCACGGCATAGCCTGATTTGGTTAAGATCAACAAGAGTCAGGCGGCCTTGCCCACGCGTTTGGGCCGCAGCATACCCAGATGCCGCCCCGCCACCGTCATGATGGCAATCCAGTGCTCGCGCTCGATCGGCGCGCCGGCGCGCACGATCGCCGACACCGAAGTCGTGCGCATGGCAATGGCGCGGTAGAACGCGAGCATTCAGATCCCCGTCAGGCCGTCCGGATAGCGCCACGTTCCCGATACCGTGCCGGTCGGGTCGAACGAAACATTCTGCTGGTCGGCGGTGGCGCCGCCCGGGGCAAACGTGGTGAGCCGCACCAGCCCGCTTGCCGCCGCGACCGCAATCACGATGGCCGGATAGGTGTTGGTCGCGGTCTCGGTGTAGATGACCGACTGGCACATCTGCGGGCCGGCAGCCTGGTTCTCGGCCATGCTCGAAACTTTCAGGCCGCGCGGCGATGCTTCTGCCGCGCGATCCAGTTGAAGGTGCGCTCAAGCCCGACATCGAACGGCGTCGAGGCCTTCCAGCCGAGATGCTTCTCGGCAAGGTCGGTCGTCATGTGCAGGGTCTGCTTGCCGATCGGGCCGGGCACGTTCTTGATGGTGAGCCGCTTGTTGGACAGCGCAATCGCCTTCTCGGCGATATCGTTGCAGGTCGTGAGCTCCTGCGTCGCGATGTTGACCGGGCCACTGAAATCGTTCGACCGCACCAGCGCCGTCATCGCCTCCAGCAGATCGTCGATGTAGACCAGCGGCCGGATCTGGTTGCCGTCGCCCCAGACCTCGACCTCGCCGCCGTTTGGTGCATCGAGCACCTTGCGGCAGATCGCGGCCACTGCCTTTTCGCGGCCGTCGTCGAACGCGGAGCCCGGGCCATAGATGGTCGAGAAGCGGGTGACACAGACGTTGAGGCCGTGGTTGCGTTTGTACGCGGCGTACAATTGCTCGCTGAACAGTTTCTCCCAGCCATAGGCGTTGCTGGGGTTGGCCGGATAGGCGTCTTCCTCGCAAATGGGGACCGTCCAAAGGTCGAAGCCAATTTTAACGGTCGCCCTAGCCCGGTAGGCATTAGACCCCATCTCGTCGTCGTAGACGCACGACGATGAGGTGTAGAGCAGCCGGCCGCAGCCGATCCGGCTGAAGGCTTCGGCGACGCGGGCGTTGATCAGCACGTTGTCGCGGATCACCTCGGCGTCGTGATGCCCGGTGAAGATGTAGCCGGCGCCGCCCATGTTGCAGGCGAGCTGGTAGACCTCGTCGAACGGTTGCCCGTTCGGCGCCGTCATCCGCATCACGTCATCGAGCCAGCGCAGGTCGAGCCCCGCAAAGTAGTCGGCGGCACTCGGCTCGAACGGCGGCCTCCTGATGTCTGCGGCCGCGACCCAGTAGCCCTCTTCCTTGAGCCGCCTTGTCAGCGCCATGCCGATGAAGCCGGCGCCGCCGAGCACCAGGGCGGTTTTCATTTCCGTGTTGCCCCGTTGATCGCCTGCAGGAAGGCCTGCGGTGTGTTCGGTATGATGTTGAGGAGTTTCATCTGCTCGTCCCAATCGGACTGAAACGGCATATGCGCGGCGCTGTACATTACGCCCAGCGGTGATCGAAAATTCCCGACAATGCCAAGCCCGGTCGGTGGGCAGGCGACGGTGAAGGCGACGAGGTCGGTCCGCTCGACGATGGCTGCCATCAGGCGCCAGACATCGCCGGTATGGAACGAGGACTGCGGCAACGGCGTCGCGGTGCGCTCATCCATCGGGATGACGTCATGGATGGCGATGATCGAGGAAGGCTTCGCCAGCCGTTCGAGGCTCTCAAAGTCGCGCAGCGCATGGTCGAAGCTGTGATCGCCGTCGATGAAGGCAAGGTCGAAGCCCGCGACAAGCTGGCTGTTATGCGGGTTGGCGAAGAAGGCGTCGCTGGTCGAGACGGAAAAGGCCGTGTTCGGCTTGCCCTTTTCAACGAGCGCCTGGCTCGGCGCCGGATCGATCGCGATGCACCGGGTATTGGCGTGCGCAAGCTCAAGGCTTTTGCCCTCGCGCACGCCGATCTCGACGTAAAGCTTCGGCCACAGCGTCATGTGCAGCGCGCGCAGCACCTGGAGATAGTTCGGCCCGGGCAGCTTGAGATAGGCCAGCGCCTCGTAGCCGAGGTGATCGTGGATCGGCGCCGTCGCCAGCGTGTGGGCGATGCGCTCGCAGAGTTCACGCTGCATTCAATCCCACCGGTTTGTGAACGTCACTGGAGTGCGCAGCGGAATGAATTGCTTGACCATTTCCGCGTGCTTGAGGCCGTGCCAGACGTCGCCTAGTGCCGGGCCTCCGGTTCCTTCCAGGAACATGATGTTGTAATGCGCCGCCACCCCGAGACAGGCATCGCGCGCCACGATCACAAGCGGCCCGCTGACGATGTTGTACTGCCGCGCGAGGAACGGTGTGTCCGGCAGCGGCGAGGCGACATCGGTAGGCTCGTTGTGGATATCGATCTTCATACCGCCACCATGATGTCGCGTGGCTTGCCGGTGTACTCCTTGCGCCCGGCGTGGATCAGCGCGGCGTCCGGATCGATCCAGATTTCACCGCCGATGTCGCGCCAGCGCTGGCAGAACGAGTAGTCCTCCGAGAGCCGCTCGCGGTCCATGCCGTCGCCTGAATAGATCACGTCGAGAAACAGCGCCCACTCCGGCGGCTTGTCCTTGGTGTTGTAGCGGAGCTCGGGGTAGCCCTCGATCATCTTGTCGATGACGGCGCGCTTCATCATCACGAAGGCCATGCCGACGTGGCGCGCGCCGAGGAATTTTGTCACCGGGTGCAGTTGCGGCGGCCCGGGCAGCGCGTTGAAGCACAACGCCAGCTCCTCGACCTTCTTGACGCCGGCGGCGGCGCAGAACTCGTGATCGGCGCAGACCAGCCGCGAGACGAGGCTCGCGTCCCAGCCCATGTCGTCGTCGATCCAGAGGAAATGCGTGCATTCCGGCTTGGCGTAGTACGCCATCCACAAGGCGCGCTCGCGGCCCTTGCCGATGTGCGAGCCGCCGGCGGTCTCGAACACCGAGACGTTGATGCCCTTCTGCTGGCAGTGTTTCATGGTCTCATGAAACGAGTGATGGAACGCCCAGTCGACCACCATGTCCTGCATCGGCACGCAGATGCCGATTCGCACCTTTGAGAAGTCGGTTGCGGTGATGGTGAGCCCGAGCAGGCTTGCGACGCGGTCGCATTGCGCGCGGCGCTCGTCGCTGTTGAGCCATTCGCGGTAGAGCGCGCGGTCGGCGTCGATGTCGGCGGAGCCGCGCCGGTAGGTTTCGTCCTTCTCGGCCTTGCCGAACAGGTGGTGATGGTGCTCGACGATGACGTCCTCGAGCGGGCGGTAGACGCCGAAGTCCTGGGCAAAGCGCGCCCAGGTATCGTCGCAGAAGTTGTGCCGCATCCGGCCTGGCGCCAGCGTGCCGATCGCGCGCGCCAGCGCCCCGCCCATGACGCGGCAGGTGTAGGGCGAGGGGAAGTTCTCGCGGTTGTTGGCGACCGCAACGCCGGTGCCGCCGGCCGCCGCGATCATGGTGTCGTACCAGCCGGGTGTCACCGGCCAGTAGTCGTCGTCGATGATGCCGTAATAGGTGCGATCGGGGTACTGGTCGAACGCGAACCGGATCGCCTCGCAGAACCGCGACCCCGTCGGTGCCGTCAGCAGCCGCCACGGCGGCCCGATCTTGGCGAGATAGTCCTGGTAACAGGGGTCGTCGGCGTTGACGATCACCGTCACGTTTCCGGGCATACCGCCCGGGGCATCGAGAAGCTTGCGCGGGGCGTCCGGCCGCCCATAGCTTGGCATCAGCCACATGGGCGCCGGACTAGGCCCGTTTGGTTGATTCCCGGTTACCGTTAGCGGAAATATTCGACCGTAAAGCCGTCCAGGAACACGTTGGACTGGGCCGCGGAGGCATCCGCGCAGGTCACCGAGATGGCGATCGTGCCGGTGTCGACCGAGGTATCGGTCTGGAATTTCTGCGTGACGATGCCACCCGAGGCAACGCCGGAGAAGAAGTTGGTCTGGGCATTGGCCGCGGTCTTGAGCGTGGTGCAGGTGAGCTCCCAGGCATAGCCGCTGCCGGTCTGGGTGCCGGTGGTGACGGCGGCACCGCCGACATTGAGCGCGACCGTCTTCGGCGCGGCATTGCCGGCGACGTGGCCCCAGGCGGTGATATTGAGCTCGCGGCCGGCGGCATCGAGCGTGTTGGCCGGCAGGGTGTAGCTGGTGAGCGTCTGCGTGGTGTTGGTCGCGCTCGATCCGACCTCGGTCGAGACCACCGTCAGGTTGCCGGCGGCCTTGTAGGTGCCGGTGCCGGTGCCGGCGGGAAACGAGACGCCGGAGCCGCTATAGAGATCGGTGAACATCGCGTTGAGCTTGGCGACGGCGGTGTCCCAGGTGTCGCCCTGGTCGGAGCCGACGCCCTGGTTGGGTCCGCCGAGCGGCTGGGTCGAATTCGAGTTGATGGTCTGCTGGGCCACGGTAGCCTCCAAAACAAAAAGGCCGCCGAGCGGCGGCCGGGGATCACGAGGCCTGTGGCCTCTTGAGCGGAGACGGCGCGACGGTCAGATGCCGTTCGCCTCGTCATAGGAGCGCAGGATGTCGTGCGCGAAGTCGTAGGCATCCTCGGGATCAAGCGCGAAGGCGCTCGAAGGTGCGCCGGGCTTGGCGACCTCGATGCAGATCGTGCGGAACGCGCCGCACTCGACATGCCATTCGATCAGCGTGGCGCGCACCGATTGCGGAAACCGCTGCGCGCGGCTGTGCCGCATGCTGGCGCGCCCGCTGCGGCGGCGCCTGGCGCGAGCTTTTATGCCCATGCGCCGGTCGCGACGCCTTCATAGAGACCGGGCACGACGTTGCCGACAGTCGGAGCGAGTGCCGCCGCGATGAGCGGATCGGGGCCGCCTTGCTGCGCGCCGACCGGATAGGTGTTGCTCAGCCGGCTGTAGGCGCCCGAGGTGTAGGGATTGAAGATGAAGGAGCGGCGCTGGAAGTTGTATTCGACCTCGCGGTACTTGTAGCGCTGGAAGTCGGGGTCGGCCTTGCTCACCAGCGCCAGATAGGGCTGCTCGCAAGTCGTGACTTTCGTTGGCGGATTGTAGAGCGCCATGGGCTTCACTCCTGCTCGTCGATGTCCGGCGCATTGAAGCGGCGCGGCGGTGTAGTATTTGACAAACCAATACCCCCGGGGGGTAGGCCGCCCAGATGCGGTTAGCGTTCCAGTGTCACTTCCCCTGCAGGCGCTCGATCAAATCCGCCGCATCGCTGGCAAGCTTGGACAGCGCAGCGCCCCAATTGTTTGGTGCGTCAAGCCATTCAGGCAGCGGGCCGCCGATCTGCAGCGCCGCCAGCTCGCGAAGCTTCCTGACGGTTTCGGTGGCGTCGCCAGAGGCCATGGGCGTTACTCCGCTTTCTTGGGCTTGCGCTTCGCCGCCGCCTTGACCGTCGGCGCCTTGACTGCCGGCAGCCGCGCGAACTTGGCCTCGCGCAGCGCGCGCAGCGCGTCGGATTTCGGCGAGGCGTCCTTGGTCATTCGACCAGCCGCCCCTTGTGCCGGCCCTTGATATTCTGGTGGAAGTAGGAGCCTGCACTGTCGGCTGCCATCAGGCCCTGATGGTGATAGCCCGGCACGCCGTCATATTCCCAGGTCGAGCCGGAATGAAATGCGACCTTGAGCTTGCCGGTCGCGGGCTCGTAGTGCACCGCCTTGATGTTGGACGACTTGACCGGCGTCACGTCACGCGCCGTCGATAATAAGGCGCTGGCCGGCTGGCAGGTCATACTCGCGCTTGTCGGCGGCCAGCGTGTCGATGCGCTGGTCGGCCCATGCCATCACGGCATTGCCCTGCCCGTCATGGACCGGATGGTTCTTGGCCTGCACCCTGACATTGAGTTTCTCGCCGTCGGGCACGGTGATGGTGAATTTCATTTGCATCGCTCCTGTCAGTCGATCACATCGTCGTTGGCCATGGCGTCGATGCCGTGGTCGTCGACGTCGAGGCCCTCCGCGCTCTGCGCCTCGAACGGCGCCGGCGGCTGCGGGTCGATGTCGTAGATGCGCGAGGCGGCATCGATCAGGTCGTCATGCGGCGCAAACGGGTGCCGGACCAGCTCCTCGATAAACACGCGCGTGAGGTCGTAGACATCCTGGTTCTCGTCACGGCGCTTGAGCGGGGTGACGATGCGGTATTTCTGCTCGGCGCACTCGCGCTGGCGGCGGGTGAGGCCTTTCATCTGCCGATAGATGATCTGCCCGACATGGTGCTCGGACTTGGCGCCCTTGTCCTCGACCGCCTTGGCGTCGGCCTCGGTCCATACCGACCAGAAGCACATGCCGGCGAACGGTCCGACCTTGGCGCCGAAGTCGGAGTGATGCACGGCGCAAGGCAAAAAGAACCGGCCGATGCGCACGTCGGGCTCAAGCCGCTCGATGCGATCGTCCTTGGAGTGGCCGCCCTGGCGCGGCGTGTTCAATTCCTCGATCGGGAAGTAGTTGTTCTCGGTCTGCATGAGGCCTTCGATGACCTCGAGCTCGACGTCCTTGCCGTAGCGCTCCCAGCCGACCCGCACCATCTGCACGCCGGGGACGGCTTCCCACTTGGCCTTGAACTGCTTGGTGTAGGCCCAGCGCTCGGTCAGCTTCATGCGATGGCGCACGCCGTCGAGCAGGTACTTGTTGCCGGCGACGTCGATCCCGATCACCGCGATGGCGGTGCGGTCGGAGCGCTCGCCCGAGCCTTTTGACGGATCGACCAGGATGTAGACGTTGAGGAGCCGCGGCACCACGTCGTAGGGCCGCAGCCACAGCGAGGAGAACGTCGCCTCGCCGGACGCGAGCGGATTGAGCAGCATCTGCGCCGACACGGTCGAGCGCTGGTCGTTCTTGATCTTGGCCCAGCGTTCCGCGGTGAGCAGCACCGGCTTGCCGTTGAGCGTGCCGTCATCGGTCGCCGGATAGATGCGCGGCTTGGCCGACTTGCGCTCGATGATGATGCCGTAGGTGTCGGCGAAGTGGTAGCGCGTGCCGGCAATCCACTTGCGCACGCCGTCCTTGGTGCCGAGGTTGTCGGCCATCTCCCAGCGCAGCGTGGTCTTGCGGATCTGCTCGTCGGACAGATAGTCCTGCGTCACGATGTCGTCATAGATGTGCATCTTGAAGTGCCGGCCGGTCGGCTGGCCGTCGATCAGGCCGTGCGCCTCGATGGTGGCTTCCTTGGGCTTGCCCTTGCGCTTGACGGTGATGCCGCGCGCCAGGCTCCACTTCGCCGGCCTGCCATCCTGGCCCTTGGTGCGCGGGTTGGCGTAGAGGACGTCGGGATAGGTCTCCTTGAGACGGTCGTTGGTCTCAAACTCGTTCTTGACCTGCGAGAGAAATTCGACCGCGGTCGGCTTGATGACCGAGAAGATCGCGATGGTGATCTCGGGGTCGCACAGCACCTCCTGGATCGCGCCGGTCGTGGTGATCGACGTAGATTTGAAGTGGAAGCGTGCCCACAGGTCGATATATCCGTCCGGGTCGGCCTCGACCTCGCGGGTGCGATCGAACACCCAGGGGTGCATCGCATCGGCGCGGCCGAGCAGTCCGATCAGCAGGTAGAAGCGGTCATTGCAGCCGAGCAGCGCCTCGACGCGACGCAGGTTCTCGGCCGGCCCCTTCTTGAGATCGTTGAGGATGAAGGCGTACCACTCGATCGTCTCATTGAAATCGAGGTACGGCAGTTCCTCAACGATGAAGCGGCTGACCTCGTTGATCGCAGGCGTGTCGTAGCGGGCAGCGCGCAGGACCTTCGCCATTGCCGGCCTTCAAAAAGCAGAAGAGCCGCCCCTGCGGACGGCCCTCCATGCCCAATTTCGGATGCAACGACGATCGGGCAGGCTTACTTGCGCTTGGCAGCCTTGCCGCGTGTCGTCTTGCGGATCGGGCGCCGTGTCGCGGCGCGCGTCGTTTTGCGTTTGGTCTTCGCCATGGTGTGCCTCGTTGGCTCCTGTCGTCGCCTCATGGGCGACCGGCGCCGAGCACTATCTGATTTGCGCCAATTCACCAAATCTCGGTGTGCGCGGTCGGGCTCAATGCTGGCGACTGAGTGGCGACGAAACCGGCGGTGACGATGCGCCTGGCGTCGCGGCGGCGGCACGCAGCATTTCGGCGTAGTCAAATGCAAACTGCGCGGCGTCCTCGCCTTCAAAAACAGCTACGATTTTATCACCCTCCCACACTAAAATAACGTCGCCCACCGCTTGAATTTTCACTGCCACTAGTCGCGCCTCCAGGTCCACGACCACCGGCGCTTGAAGCGGCCGCAGCGGACGGTCGGCATCAGCGGATACCAGCACTGGTATTCCGTTTTCACGGCATCATGGCGCAGCACCACCGCGGTCGGCGGATTGGCGCGGCAGAACTTGACGGCAAGGTCGGAAATCTTGCCATCGAACAGATAGCGGCAGCCTTCGCAGGTTTTCATGCCTTCTCCTTGGAGGCCCGCCACGCCTGGATCGCGGTGCAAAGCGGATGTTCTTCTGCCGGGGCGGCAGTGGCTTCGATCACCTTGGCGCCCTCACCCGCACCGGCGCCACTGGCGCCCGGGCTTTCCGCAGGTGGCGCCGGCAGCGCGGCCATGTCGGCGTACTTGCGCGGCAATTCCTTGGCCATCAGCCATTTTCGTATGTCCAGGCGCACGCGCGTACGCTCGATCGATTCCTTGTTGGGCTTGAGGATGGGAACGCCATCGTCACCGGCCTCGGCGGTGTTGTCCTGCGACGCGTCGTCGGCGATCTGGATCAGCTCCTCGCTCTTGGCGTCGAATTTGGCATAGAGCGCGCACTGATAGGCCAGCCGGAATTCCGCAATGCTGGCGATCCAGCGATAGACTGTCGCCGGCGACGGCATGTCAGGATCGGCGCAGATGGCATGCAGCTTCTCGCCGTTGCCCAGGCGCTCGCAGAGGGTGAAGGCTTTATCTTCGTTGTAGCTGCTCGGTCGATGCGGCGGCTTGGCCGGCAGATTGGCTGCAGGCTCGACCGGGATCGGCACCGCGCCGTGCAGGAAGGCGTCCGGCGACATCATTCACCCGGAGCCCGCGCGAGGCCGAACTTGTCCTTGCGTTTAGCGACCGCGGCGTTGGCGATACGGATCGCCTTGCCATCGTCACCGCTGTCGTCGAGCACCTTGTTGGCGACGGTGCTCCACTGTTTCTTCGCCGCCGGCGTGTTTGCTTTCTTGGTGTGACGGGCGGGGCCGTCGTCGGGCGTGAATGGCATGGCGCACTCCTACTTGAACCCCATCCCCTTGAGCGCTTCGTCGGTGCCGCTCTTGAGCGCCTTGCCGGCGAGTTCGAGCAAACACATCTTGGCGGTGCGCAACGAGAGCTGGCCCGGGATCTTCACCTCGAACGGCGGCGCGAGCTGCTTGCCGGCGGCATCCTCGAACTTGATGCGCAGCATAGGCATGGCCTCGGCGGGCCTCTGGTCGGCGGGCTTCTGGTCGGTCATTTGCACCGCGGTCCGTTGAGTGTTTCGATCGTCCACTCCTCGATGCGCTTGGCCAGCAGCCGATTGCGCACGAAGTCGGGGATCATGATGGTGGGGATCAGCCCGCTGTTGTTCTGGGCTTCGCAAACACTGCTGCCGTCGGTCGCCCAGACCATGAAGGCAAAGCCGGCGATGTTGCTGCTTTCCTTATCGCCGCGACGGTGAGCGTCGAGACAGGCGCGGACCCAGGCAAGAACGCTCTCGTAGTCGTCGCCGTCCTTGCGGTGCAGGACCTTGAGCGGTGCGCGGCCGTCCTTGAATCGGACCGAGCGCAACCGCAGGCGGCTCGGCTCGGTCATTCCTACTGCTCGTCCGCCGCCCGCCGCGGCACCCGGGCGCTGGTGTAGAGCGCCTGCGAAGCCTGCGAGGCCATCTTCGTCGACGGCGAGAAACCAAATCCGTAACGCGAGGGCGTCATCTGGCTGGCGAGGTCGGCGCGCGCAGTGCGCATCGCCTTCTCCTCGTCAGCGGAAAACTCGGACGGCCCCGGCGTCGGATAGTCACCCATTACATGCCGCCCATATCGTCGTCGTCGGGCTCGCCGCCGCCCATGCCGCCACCCATGCCACCCGGCATCGGCGCGCCATTCGGCGCCCCCATGTCCGGCGGCGGCATGCGTGAGGCGCGCACGCCGTGGCGCATCGCGCGCTCCTGCTCGGCCGAGAACTCGTGCGGGCCGGGCATCGGCGCTCCTGGCGCTGCGCCGCGGTGCTTATGGCCATGGTGTTTCTTCGCCATGATCGTTTCTCCTTCAGCCGCGAGAATTCACGGCACGGTAGTAGATGACGCGGCGCGGCCAGCGGCCACAGTCGTCGACCTCGACCTTGGGCCGGACCTGGCCGTGGCCGATCAGCCGATCGAGCGCGGTGTTGACGTCGTCGCTCGATGGCCGCGCCAGACCGCGCGAGGCGATGTGGTCCTGGATGGCATGGATGCTTGCCGTCGGGCTCAAGGCCGCGACGGCGCCGAGCACCAGGTCGTCCATGGTCAGGTGGTCTTGGCTGCGTCGAACTTGGCTGCTGCGGCGGACTTGGCCGCGTCGGCCGCGATCTCGTCGGCGGAGGCCGTGCCATTGCCGCCGATCTGGCGCAGCGCGCTCTCGATCGCGGCGACGCCCTCCTCGGCTTTCGCCAGCACGTCGCCGTGGGCCGCGAGCGCATCGGTCGCCCGCTTTTCGAGGTCGCCGCGCTTGGCGATCAGCGCGTCGGCCTTGTCCTCGAGCGCCTTCGCCATGTCGGCGGTGCCGGTCGAGAGCAGTTTGAGCTTTTCGCCGAGGTGCATCGTGTTCCCCTGATGCTCGTGTGATTGCGCGATGGCGTCACGCGTGAGCGTGCCGGCCGCCGCGTCGGAGGTGGTCTTGGCGTCAGCGAGCAGGCTTGCGACGCTCGGCAAGGTGTCTCGCTCGGCCGCCATTGCGGTTTCGAGTGCGGCGAGACCGGCCTTCGGATCGGGTGGCGTCTCCGCCTCGTCCATGGTGACGACCTCGTTCGGCCGCACCTCGATGATGGTGCCGAGCGAGAAGCGCGGGCCATGCGCGCGCGCCTTCATCTTCCAGTTGCCGTTGGCGAGCTTCTCGATCGGCTCGGCGGCGAAGGTCGAGCCGTGCCAGGAGACTGTCGCCATGGGTGTCATTCCGCCGCTCGCCATCCGTCACGGAGAAAGTTATACGGCCCGCCGAACCACGACGGCTTCCAGCCCCTATGTGCGCCGACAGGAAGCCGCTGGATCGGCACGGTCGAGGCGGCGATGGCGGCCTTCAGGTCGGCGTCGGTCGCGGGCATGCGTCTTGCGCGATTCAGCAGATGCCGGCGTTTGATCTCCAGCGCCGTCTTTTCGTCGGCGGTAAAGACGCGCATCACCTCAGTCACAGTGGCGCCGGATTTGCTGGCGCAGGTGCAGGCGTCGCCGGCGCCGGTAGCCCGAACTGCGACAGGTCGACCTCGGTGCCGGGACGCGCGTCACTTTTTGCCGCCTCGTTCGAGGCGTCCGCCGCTGCGCCGTATTGGGCGAAGTCAACGGAATTGGTTGAGGTCGGCTGCGGCGCGTCGGTGTCCTGCGGCTCGCCGAACGCGGCAAAGTCGATGCCGCTCTTGCCGGCGCCGCCGAACCTGCCTTCGCGCTGCGTGATGTCGCCGGTGATCCCTGCCATCAGGTTGCCGACGGTGCCGGCGCGATCGAAGTGCGGATTGATCGAGCGCTCGTAGGGCGTGAAGACGTCGGCGACATTGGTATCGGCGCCGATCTGGCCGCCGATCATGCGCGCGGCGCGACCTTCGCCGAAGTGGTGCGCGGCGTAGATCTCGGCGTCCGAGGGCTCGCGTCCAAGCCTTGCAGCCAGGCCAGCTTTGAGGTCTTGCGCAAACGCCGTCCACCCGCGGGCTTGCGTGAGCGGGTCGCTCGAGTCCCCAGCGCCGTATTTCTGGCGAAGCGGGCCAGACATCTGGAAGAGGCCATAGATGGTCTTTGAGTTGTGCGCGGTCGGGTTGCCCTGGCTCTCGCGATCGGCGACCGCGAGCGCAAAGGCTGGATCGATGCCGGCTTCATCGGCCGCATGCGTGATGGCGTCGCGAACGGCTGGATCCATGGCGAAGCGCCCGAAATGGCTGTTTTCGACGAAACGACCGAAAATCGAGCCCCACAAATGGCCGCTGGTGCGTTAATTCGAGTCCCGGGCTATCTCGGTATTAGGGCGCAAACGCCGGAACGAATTTGAAGCGGTCGAACATCGGACCTCCTAAATTCGGCGCATGGCCGAGAGCAGAACGGCGGAGACGCTACGCAACAAGCGTGACGAGATTGCCCGCGCGATTGACGACTACGAAAATAAGCTCGCCCAAGCACGCGCCGATCTTGCTCACCTTGACGCGGCGGTAGCGATATTCGCGACCAGCGGCGACGCCGTCGCGGTTGTGCCCTATCTGGACATTCATCGGCTGTTCAAGCGCGGAGAGATGGTTGCGATCTGCCGCGAGGCGTTGAAGTCGGGACCAAAGAACACGCGCCAGCTTTCCGCGCTGATCCTAGAGGCCAAGGGCTTGAACGCTGGCGACAAGGTTCTGGCCAAGGCCGTCTCGTACAAGCTCATTCATGCACTGCGGATTCAAGCGCGCACGGGCAAGCTCGTTGGCATGGGCAGAGAGAAAGCGGCGCGGGTTTGGCGTTTGCCGGGAACGCTAGTCTAGGTGCGGGCGGATCGGCCCTTTTCCTCGATTGGATTACCGTTCTCGTCTTCGATCCAAACTTCGGAATATCCAGCCAAGTGAAGATCGTCGGCTTTGCTCCATGCCTCTTCAAGGCTATGGCAGAGGGTGCTGACGAAAGTATCGCCCACACGCCTTTTCACGAAGTATGGCGGGTCCGAAGGGTCATTCATCGGACCATTATGAGCGCCTTCCGAACTCGATTCTAGACCGCGCTCTAGGCGGCAACGTGCCGCTGCCAGTAGCCCGTGAAATCGACGCTCGGCTTGCTTTTCATGACCAGCGCCGCGAGGCGGTTCACTTGCTCGCCATTCGAGGAACGGCGGTTATCCTCGCGCCAGCTTGCCTCTTGCGCGTAGCGGAGCAGATAGGCGCCAGCGATATGGTGGTGATGTCCGATTTCAGCGCGGCGCATGCGGCTGAAAAATTCCTCTGCCCAGTTCGTACACGCACCATCGAGGCTGTAGGCCTCTTGATGGTTGATTGTTTTAATCTCGAAACGATCCTGCAAGCCTTCCCATGAACTGGCTTCGTCGGTGTTGATCGTCGTGCCCTTGGCGACGCGGGCGCGGATGAAAGAGGCGGCTTGCACTTCGCTCTTGAACACTGCCGGGACCGAATTGCCGTTGCGCTCACGGACGATCACGACCACCTTGCGCTTGCCGTTTTGATTGCGGAATAGGCGACGGTCGCGGCGATTTTCTCGCAGGTTCGAAGGCTTGACATAACCGCCGAAATATCCGCCGTCGACTTCCGCGACCTTGCCTTCGCCGCCGACAACGCGGGCTTTCAATTCCAGCGCCATCGCCTCGCGCAACTTGTGCAGCAACACGAAAGCGGTTTTGTACGACACGCCGAGATCGCGCGTGAGCGCCAGCGCGGACTTGCCCTTCACCTCGTTGCAGAAGATCGCCATGGCCGCGAGATAGGACCGCAGCGGCAGCTTGTGTGAGGCAAACAGCGTGCCCGACGTGATGCTGAAGTCCTTACCGCACGCCTTGCATTCAAACCGCGATGCGCCATTAGCACGGCGGCAATCGTAGGCATCCACCCCGCCGCAGTGCGGGCAAACCGGCTGACCGTCCGTGTCGGGCCAGCGAACCTTGCGGAACATCGTCTCGGCTTCCGCATCCGAAAGGCGAAGAACCTGAGCGAGGCTCAGGGTCTTGGCCGCTTTCGAGAGGAGGAAATGCTGTGACACGATGTTCTCGTTTCTGAGAACACCATATCGGATATAATATCGTTGTCAATACGAAAATATCGTATATGATAACATTCATTCGGAACCGATATGCGAGGAACGCATGGCTTGGGCAAAGACGGAACGGGAATGGGCAGAACGGGCCGCTAGGCACCTGAAAGCCGAGCTGAAACGGGCCAATTTCACCTATGACGATCTAGCCGACAAACTCAAAAAACACGGGTTTAAGGAGACGAAGGCGAGCATCGCGAACAAGCTGGCGAGGGCCACGATGTCCGCTCACTTTTTCTTGGCATCGCTCGCGGCAATAGGACGCGAGCAGATCGCGCTACAGGACATTTAGTCCAGCTTCAGCCTAATCCGCAGCGCTTGTTCCGAAACCTCTAGCAAGCGGGCCAGGTCTTTAACGTCGCGCGGATTGGCAAAATCTAATTGTCGCTCTTCCTGCAAGCGCTGAATTAACGCAGATGGCATCAATACGATCGCCGCAAAACGATTTGCTTGCGTCTCGTGTTCCAGCAGAATTTTTGGATTCTTATAGCGGCCACCAACGTCCGTAGTCTTGTATGCGGGGTCATCAACAATGCCGTCGCCGATTAGCTCACGATGATAAACATAGTGACCAAGCTCATGTGCAGCGGTAAATCTCCGCCGGACCAGCCCTTGGCTTGCGTTGACGACGATCCGATATCCATCACCATATTTCTCGATCAATCCAGAAATGGCCGCAGGCCGCAATTCCTCGGCATATTCGATGCCCAGGTCGCGGATGATACCCTGTATGTTGACCGGCGGACCTTTCGCCCAATACCGCTCGGCAACGTCAAAAGCATTTGATGCGTCTGCCATTAGCGGTCGTCCTTACCGATTTCACGCGCTATCTGATTGGCTTCCGGCCCCGGAATTTCGCTGCCAAACCTAAGGGCCTTTTCCACCAAGCCAGGTACAACCTCATCAATTTTATCTGCGGCGGTTTGCGTTGCGGCAGCCGCCGCGATCTTTTTCATTTCGTCTCGCAATAGACCAAAACCATAAATCGCAGCGAATGCCGCGGCGACCGCGCCGACCGCAATCATGACAGCCACGGCTGTCAGCAGGATCGAGACGTAGTCTTTGTATTCGATGACGACGTGTTCGCCGGATGATCTGCCGCCCGATAAGACAAAGGCAGCCATCAAAGCCGCAGCGATGACAAAGCACCATCCGACGACTTGGAGGGCGCGAAGAAACATCGTCATCACACTGGCCGCGTCACACTACCCATATAATGACACGAATCTTGATTCGCTACTATCCCTTGAGTCACGCATCGGCGAGCGCCCGCCCATCCCGCGACGGACCGCCGCGCCGAATGTCCCAATTCGCGAGTTGGAGGTGCTGGACGATGTTGAACGCGATCTGCTGGCGCTCAGCCTCGAACAGCGGCCGGAGCTTGCGCCCGATCTTGAAATTGAGCGCGAAGTGGATGTCCCATTGGACTTCCTTGGCAACGTCGTCGGGCCATTTGGGCATGGCCCAATGTAGAACGGACCATGAACATTGCAAGCCGCTAGAGATAGCGTCATCGCTCAGAAACCCCCGCTAACGCTGGGTTTCCGGCGTTTGCGCCAGAATACCGGGCTATCTCAGTACCCAGCATTTTGGCCACTTTGGCCTTGGGCGCCCATGCGCGGCCCGAAGCGTTTTAGCTTTTAGTTTTGCGGAATGTTCAACTGGTTGCCCGGCTCGACGCGCTTGAAATAGTCGCTGAGCTCCGGCGTCGAGAACATGTTTGTCGCGCCCGGTGTGAACGACCACGAACCGTTGTCGGCCTTGCCCCACTGGCCACCCTGCATCCCGTCAACGCCGCTATATTGGCTCTGATCCGAGAAGGTCGGGTGGTTGGGCTTCTTGAACTGGTCGGTCAGATGGCCATCACCGAGCGAGACGCCAGGATTTGCCAGCCACCAACCGCGAAGATCGTAGTCATAGGCATCGGCACCCACATTGCGTCCGGTCGCCTGCGACTGCTCATTGACCCATTGCTGGTAGGCCGCCTCGCCCTGGGGCGCGAGCTGAGTGTTGTATTTTCCCGTGAAGTCGAGCGTGTCGGGCTCGTTGTCGCCAGTTGGCATGGGCCATGTGATCCAGTGTGTGCGCGCCTTTGAACTCGTCGCACCAGCGATCGGGACGCACGAGCCCCTCGACCTTCTGGCACGGGCTCAGCGCGGTGCGATCCGCCGACAGCCAGCGTGCACAGCGCTGGCACTGGTCGTCACCGCTCGACTTGCCGTAATCGACCGATTCCTTCGCCGCCTTGAACGCATCGTCGACATCGAGCTTGCGTAGCGCCTTGAGGATGCGCGCGGTGCTGGCGTCGCCGTCGTCGAGCATCGGTGCGCAGGCAAGGTCGCGCGGCACGCTCTTGAGTGGCTTTGCCTCGCACCAGGCGATGATGGCCTTGAGGCCACGCTCGTAGCGCGCCGGTGTGCCGCCTTTCTGGCGGACCTTGTCGTGCTCGCCCGCGGTCGCGAACTCGTGCGCGGCAGCGTAGTCGTCGATTGGATTGTCGGCGTCGAGCAGCACCTTCTCGATCGCCTCGTGCCACAGCACGCATTCCAGCGTGTCGTCGGGCGTGAGGCCGGTGATGATCGGCTTGCCGATGATCTGCTCGGCGTAGGCGGGGTCGTACAGCGCGCGCACGAAGTCGCGATCGGCGTAGCGCGTGGTGCCCTCGACGTTGTAGCCGGCGAGGTAGGCCATGTCGTGATCGAGGTCGAGCTTCGACCAGCGCCGCATCAGCACCGGCGCGTCGCCGGTTTTCAGCATGCGATTGAGCTCGCGGGTGTGCGCGAGCATGTTGGGCCTGGCGTGGTGATGCCCGGTGCTCATGGTGTCTCGCCGAGGAACGAATTCGCCGCCTCGGCCCGGCGCGCGGGGCTTCGCAACCACGCCGTTCTCGGCGAGCGAGCGCTGACTGCGCAAAGTTGGTGCCGGTTTTTACCGCGCTCCGTTGCCCTAACCCGTTGCGCGGCCAGCCCTGAGGCTGGAGGCTGCGGGCGGAGCGCGACCGGCAAACTTGGAAGCGGGGGTAGGAATCGAACCTACGACCTTGTGGTTATGAGCCACACGAGCTGACCGCTGCTCCACCCCGCACACAAACCTTATCGAGCCAGCACTCGAAACGGCCGAACCATCCTGGCCGCCGCGGCTGCGGAATGTAGACAACCCGCTCCACGATCTGCCGCTTCACGATCTCTCTCGGCGGCATCGGCTTGTAGACCTTGCGCTCGACGTATCGGATGATCTGATCGGATCGGCGCTCGTAAATGGCAGGCAGTTCGGCCTCAAGGTCAAGTCGCCGCCGCCGCTCTTCCGCGGCCCGCTTCAACGCTGTGTGATATTGGCGAGACAACCAGCGTTGTTCGCGAATAGCCTCAGCAAGCCGGCGCCGCAGATCAGTCGGTGTGTGCTTCACGGCGCGATGATCTCGATCTTGTTCTCAAGCCAGACGCTGAGAAGCTCGTTCAGCCGCGCCACCTTTTTCTCGAACCGGGCGCGCTCGTGCGCGATGTATTCAGTGGCCTTGACAGGATTTGGCGGATAGCGATGAGCGTTCATATCCGCAATCTCGTCGCTGACGGCCTTCATCGCGACTGGGATCAATACGTTGACCTCGGCAAGCGTCAAACCGCTTTGGGCGACGGCCAGAGCCTCGTTGAAGGGCTTCACTTTCATCATTCGGCGCGCTTCTCCAACTCCGCCTTCCTCGCCTTCCAGGCATTGAGGTAGGGCGTCAGCAGATCGCGATCCCAGAACGTGCGGGTCTGCCCGTTCTTGAGTACGATCTTGCCGCCTTCGCGGCCGTCCATCGTCGGTCCCCACGCGAGGCTCGCAATGGTTGGATCCCAGAGCTGGCCCTGCACGTGCGTGAGGTCGACGTGCATGCCGTGACGCTCCACCACCATGAACGGCAACGGCGGATCGTGGTCGCCGGCGGTGATGGTGAGGGTGAGCGGCATGGTTAGGCCTTGATGCGCGTCGAGACCGGCCATCGCTTGTCCTGATCGTGTGACCAGGCCGCGCTGAGCCGCTCCACCTCGAATGTGCCGGACACCGTTTCACAATCGGCAAACACCAGCAGCATCGCCGCCGGTGTCACGTTCTGCGGTACGGCGGGCAAGCTGGGGTGCTCAACACCGAGTAGAAGGAGGCCGTATTCATCGGCCCGACAACCGAGGATGCGAGAGCCTGTCGGCAAGCCGAGCAGTTCGCTGAGAAGTTCTGGCGTGAGGTGGACCACGCCGACGTGCCGGTCCTCGTTCATCCTGGGCCTGTGAGGTTACTGCGATGCGGGCGGCGTCGCCGGTCCTGCAGCGGGTGCAGCCGGTGCGGTTGCCGCGACAGGCTCGGCGGGGCTCGAAGGCGCGGGCGCGGGCGCGGGTGCTAGTGCACTCGGCGCCGTCGAGTGCACCTGTGGCGCGGCCGGTGCCGCAGGTGTCACCTCGGCCGGAGCCGCAGGAGCTTGCGGCGCCGCCGGCGGAACGACCGGCGCAGGTGCTGGCGCAGGTGCCGGCGCGGCCGCGGCCGCGGGTGCGAACGGCGCTGCGGCCGGCGCGACTGGCGCCGATTCAACCGGTGCCGGGGTCGGTGCTGCCGGTTGCGCGACCGGTGGCAACACAACCGGAGCAACCGGCGTAGGCGCGGGTGCCGGCGCGGCCGCGGGCGCCGGCTCGTCGTCCGGAAGCGCCTCGACCAGCGTCGCGATCTCGTTGAGGCGGCGCATCAGCGTCGACTTCGAAGGCTTGGCGGGGTGGGCCCGGGCGAACTCGTTGCGGATGCCGGTAACGAGCGTCTCGATCAGGGAATGGGACATGGGCTCTCCGTTGATGTGTTCGCCGTAGGGGTCGTCGGCCCCGGCGAGTTTGGGTCCGTCCTCGGGCTCGGCGAGCTTGGGGCGGCGCAGCACGTGGACCTGACCGGCGCGCCAGCGCAGTTCGATGACCTGGTCCGGCAGCACCACCACCGCGTCGGTCCAGGCGCTGGAGGCGATCTTGATCTTGCCGTCCTTGGAGGCCTCGACCGCGAGCGTGGTCTTGTCGGTTTTCAGGAGCGTGTCTGGTCTCATAAGTCCCCCCTACCCCACGAAAACCGAAAATCCTGGCCGTGGCCGGCGCTCCTGCACCAGGACGCGGCGGCCTTTGATGGTGCGCGTGGTGGTGACCTGGCGGCCCCGGGCGCGCTCGACCTCGAGCTGTGCTCGCGCCGGCTCGCGCTCTTGCGCCGACCTCGGCCCCAGCCGATCGGCCTGCGTGACGATCTCGAAGGCGATCTCGGAGCGCTCCTCGTGGAAGCGTTCCGGGTCCGAGGACAATGGCGGCGACAGCCGGCGCACGCGGCTCGCCAACGCGCGCAATTGTGCTGCGACGTCGGCCGTGCTCATCCCAATTATATCGTTGACATCACAAGCCCGATATGTTGTATTGGGCCGGTGATGAGGGGTTGGCTTATGGCGGACGGCATCAAGCAAATTCCTTGGGTGACCGTGACGATGTCGGAGACGGTGACGCGGGAGGATGGTTCCAGCGCACTTTGTCTCCACACCAATGAAGCTGGTCCAGTGGCGTTTGCGGTAGATCAGCGAGCCATCGACGCCATTCGCGGGCATCTCGACAAAATAGAATTGGGGCTCCGTCAGCCGAGCGGACGGGCGTAGGAGAGTTGGTCATGGATACGTTCTCAGAAGCCAGGTTCACCGACGAAAACGCGGCGCGCGACTATCTCGAATCGCTGCGCTGGCCCGACGGCCCGGTGTGCCCGCACTGCGGCGTGGTCAATCACGCCTATGCGATCAAGCCAGAGGGCACCTACCGCTGTGCTGAAGCGGCGTGCCGCAGCAATTTCACTGTCACCATGAACTCGCCGATGGAGAGGTCGCACATCGCATTGCACAAATGGGTGCAGGCGTTCCATCTGCTGTGCTCGTCGAAAAAAGGCATGTCGTCCCATCAGCTTCACCGCACCCTCGGCATCACCTATCGGTCGGCTTGGTTCATGGCGCACCGCATTCGCGAGTGCATGCGCGACGGCGGCCTTACGCCGCTCGGTGGCAACGGCAAAATCGTCGAGGCCGACGAAACCTACCACGGCCCCGTCGAGACACCGCGCCCGCGCAACAAATATTCACCGCCGCCCACGAAGGGCGGCAAGGTTGGCCCCGGCCAGAAGCGCGCGATCGTGGCGCTGGTCGAACGCGGCGGCCGTGTCCGAACGTTTCATCCCGGCACGGCAGATGGTGCGACGGTTTCAGAAATCGTGCGCGACAACATCGCCCGCGAGTCGCGACTGCACACCGACGAAAGCCGCCTCTACATCAAGGTCGGCGCGGAGTTCGCGGCCCATGAAACCGTGACGCATTCCGCCAAGGAATACGTGCGGTATGCCAAAGCGAAGGACGGCACGGAGTACGCCATCCACACCAACACGCTGGAAGGCTACTTCTCAATCTTCAAACGCGGGATGCGCGGCAACTACCAGCACTGCAAAGAGAAGCATTTGCATCGTTATCTCGCGGAATTCGATTTCCGCTACAATCATCGCGTCCGGCTCGGCTACAACGATGGCGAACGTGCGGCACTTGCTGTCAAGAATGCGACTGGCAAGCGTCTCACGTATCGTCAGCCTCACTAGAGCCGATTATTCAAAACCAGCAGGCAGGTTCATGCGCTGGCGCAGGAAGAACTGGAAGCCTCGCAAGCCGAAGCGCGTGCGCTATTGGCAGTCGCGGAAGCCGGTCTAATCTTTATTGCTCGTCCGTCGCATCATCTGCTGGCACATCGCCTCCCATCGCCAAAAACTTGTCGAAGTTGGGGGCCGGCGCGATTGCGCGCTGTGGGGAGAGACCGCGCTCTCCCGGGCGCGCCATGGGCGAATCGCGCGATGTTTTCCGCATGTATTTTTCTTCGGCAGCGGAAAACTCACTTCGCCCCGGCATCGGGTAATCGGCCATGATCTTGTCTCCCGACAGGTAAAGCCATAGCCTTCGATGGGGCTGAGGCTTTCGATGCCTGACATCAACGTCAAATCATATCTCGATCAGCTTCGACAGGCGCTCCCTCACGTGCCTCCGATTCCTGTGCGGGCGTTAAAGTCGCTGCACAAGGTGCGAGACTATGAAGGAATGGTGCGGCTGATTAGAAGCACCATGAATATCGAGGTGCGCCTGATTGTCGGCTGGGTGAACAGTGGCGCCCACAGTGGAATGGAACGCGCGCCCGCGTGGGTCCAAACCCCGGTTCCGATGCCCTACTACGGAACCGCGGCCTTCAAGGCGACAACCATCAGAGTGTTCATTCGAAAGTCATTCCTTGAGCAAAGCACGTACGACAAAGCGGCGATCGCCATCGCTCACGAATTATCGCACGTTGTTTTGGATTCGATCCGGCATCCGCTGCGGCGAGAAGAAAAAGCGGTCGATCTGACGGCCATGCTACTTGGTTTCAGCCGCTTATACGTATCGGCCTCTCACACAGAGGAGCGCCACGGAAACACCGTAACACGGCGCCAACTCGGCTATTTGAGCCCGCCCGAATTGCTCGCTGCAAGTCGAATCCTCATTCCGGCTCGGTGGCGCGCGGCGCGCCTCGCTGGGCAAATAGCAAAGCAATACATCGCCCTCTTCATTGTCGGTGGAATTGTTCTTGCGGTGGCGGGGTGGACAGCGATCTACAGCAAATGGAAATTGCACCAGACGTTGCTGACAGAACAGATTGAAGTGCAGAGGCAGCTACCAAAGAGGCTCAACGAAAATACAACTATCGTCAGTACGCGCGTTGGAATCGCGTCCTTGACACGCATCTTGCGGGTGACGATGCCTCCTGAGAAAAAGGTAGACCTGTCAGCGTTCGAAAAAAATCTGCGTAAAGGTGTGTGTGCCGACAGACGAAAGAACATCATGGACGGCATATCATACGATTATGAGTACCGCGACGCCTCAGATAAACTGATCGCCAGATATGAAATTGCCTCCTGTCCCTAGTCCTTTGCCTTCTTTCTCCGGCCGGGACTCTTGCCCGCTTTCCCTCTAGGTTTGCCGAGTCGCATTTCGGATTGTGGCTTGGGTGGCTTGCTGAACGCGGCGTGCAACGCCGCCTCGGTGCGGAGTAGCGTTTCGCGATCGCTGTATTTCTCTTTTTGATCATCCATCGGAGTGGTCCATGGCAAAAAAGAAGCCGCACGCACCCGAACAGATTAGCATGTTTACCGCAGAACTTGAAAAACAGACAGACCGCGGAGCAGCGATCATAGCCGCTGCCGTGCTGGAGGATTTGCTGGCCGCCGTCGTCCAACGCCGGTTGATCGAACTATCTGGCAAGCGGACCGAGGCTCTGTTTGGCAGAATGGCACCATTGTCGACCTTCTCGGCCAAGATCGAAATGGGTTTTGCCCTCGGCATCTACGGCGATGACGGGCGCATTCACCTCGATACTATTCGCGACGTGCGAAACAAGTTCGCTCACAAATTTGAAAGCCTGTCGTTTGAGCACCACGATATAGCAGCGCTCCTGAAAAAGCGCATCAAACCCAAACTTTTCAACCCGGATAACGTGCGGCTATCATTCATGGCCACGTTCACGATCATGGCCGCGCTGCTCTACGCGGAGACTGCTTTTGACATCAGAATCAAGTCGGTGGCTGAAGAACACCCCGATCAATTCGCTGAATTATATTTGACACTGCATGAGCTGGGGCAGCGCACGCAAGCAGCGCACCCGCCAAATCCAAACCAGCCAAACTCGGCAAGACCCACGCGCAAATAGCCTCGGGGTCGAGGCTTGAAGTCCGCAATCCGGGCGCGCCAGCCGTCGCAACCTCGACGGCCTCGCCACTACCACATTTCGTCATTGTGATGTCAACGATATAATTGTG